CTGGAGGCCCTGCCCGAATGATCAGCATCGACAGCAACCAAGGCCGCATCGGTGAATTCTGGTGGATTAATTCCGATCCATCAACCATTCACCAAGTTGACGTGCCGATTGCGGCAAATGTTCAGCTCGATCTCGTACTGTGGGGCTCATGCGGCATTGGCCGCGATATTCACGTTGTTATGGCACCTCCTCATGGCTGACCTCTCCCCCGCCGCGCCCTGGAGCAACTCGATGACTGATTACACAGCAACGCCCAAGCAATGGGCCGAAATAGCGCATTGGTCTGATGAATACGGCTACGCTCCTCAAACCTGCATCCTTGAACTCCGCGCCAGGGTCAAGACGCTAGAAGATGCAGTTCACAAACATATTGTCGAAACGAATTCAAACATTGTGGCTTTATTTAGCCGGGTTGAATCGTTAGAAGCTGCTGAACGCCAAGCATCAAAAGTCCACCAGATCAGCAAACCTCTGAAACTTACTGCAAAGCAGCAGGCAGAGTTAAAAGCATTACTGACGCCCGATTTTAGGGTTGGTATGACGCCAACTTCTACTTCAAACCAAGTTGGTAATTCGCTGGTGGATCAGGTAGCCCGCGCTATCGGTCGAGACGATGAACCCATCAACTGGGAGGAAGAAGCCCGCGCTGCGATCCGCACGGTGGCCTTGTGGCTTAACGAAACTCCCTTTGATCTCTACCCCGGTGATCGCGGCACCATTGTCAATGCTCTTTATGACCAAGCAAATCAATGACTGACTTCAAATTTGTGCCACTAAACAGTCTTGAGAATCGCCTCGGTGATGCTCTTGGCCTTGCCATTGCCATGATCCGCGATCCAAGCGCCGTGGACAACAAAGCCATGGCTCAGATCGAGGCGCCATTTAAGGAATGGTGTGATGCTCTCGTTGATGGAGGTCTACTCAATGACTGACACCACCCCACTGAGCCCCGCCGCGCAGGCAGTGCTGGATGCCCTGCACACAGAAAACTCAACGGGTCCAGAGCGGTATTGGGCTCGTGCCAATGCCGTTGCCGCCCTTCGTGCTGCTGCGGATTTGGTGGCTCCCGATGACTACAAGTGCTACACGGGAAACCTTGAATGGGACGCCGGAATGGAAGCCCGCACCGACGACATTCGAGAAAATCTCCTCACCATCGCCGCCGAGCTTGAAGCCCAGTAATCAACATCACTACAACCATGACTGACCCCACCCCACTGAGCCCCACCGCACAGGCGGTGCTGGACGCCTACTACACCGAATCTGATCTTCGTGATCGAGAGGTCACTTGCGGCGAAATGCTCGCCGCCGCCCTGCGTGCTGTTGCGGATCAGCTCGGCGAATGCCGTGCTCTAGGTGCCGAGTTTGAGGATTTGTACCCACGCATCATCGAGGTAGACGATCTCCTTGCCATCGCTGATGAGCTGGAAGCCCAGTAGTCAGACCCACTTATGACCGACATCACCTTCTACAAACTCGACGCAGCATTTGCGTCTTTGAAAAAATTCGACCATTTAGCTAAAGATGACGACTTTATCGAAGTGGCTTTATGGAACAATGGCGAAGGCTTTGACGCGCATTTAAGCGCTCATGGCGATCAATCTTTCAAGCTGACATGGGGAGAGTTCAAAGCTCTCAAGAAGCTTGTTAAGGAATTGGACAAATGACTAAACTTTCACTCGCTGCTCAGGTGATTCTTGATGCGTTTCGCACAAGCCACACCGGCCAAGGCTGTCTTGCTGCCGCCCTGCATGAAGTGGCACGTCAAGTGGTGCCAGATGATCTGGAACTATCAAAACGCTCAGGCGAGGCAGTTCGCCTCAATCGTCTAAGTATTTGTCGTCAGATTCACGCCATCGCTGATGAGCTTCAAGCCCAGTAGCCAAAACCTCTGGCTCCTATCAAATTATCAGGATTTCCAATAAACGCCATTTATCAAGAATCCTGCTAAAGCCCCTCAAGGGGCTTTTTCTTTGCCCAAGAACGATCACCAGGAAGAGGTTCCATCCCTACGTCCCAAGTATCAAAATCTTCTTCGTTGCGAGGATCGTACATTTCCCCGCTTGCCATCCATCGCTTCAGTCTTTCCCTTTCTTGCTCTGCAGAAAGCTTCATGACAATCTCCCAGCTCTTCAAGCATAGGCACAAGAAAAGGGGCCTTACAGCCCCTTCTCTTCACACCCTCCGATGCCCCTTTCCCTAAAGATACAAGGGAGATGACGCGCCTCTCAGGAGACCATGTATAACTCCTTGGCTAAGCCATACGGCTTTGCCCGCATCATCAGAGGCGTCCACCCTCACGGCTCGCCCGAAGACGAGAGCAGCAATTAAGCCGCCAGGACCGAGTGCTCAAGAATCATAACACGCTTTGTCCGCTCGGCACTAACCGCCCGTTTCATGGCACAATGGGCATTGCCTTGTCGGAGACGACATGGTCCTCTCTAGTTCTTTCGTACTAATTGATGAAACGTCTTTTTCTTTCCCTTCTGCTGCTTTGCCCCTTACAGGCGCAAGCAGCTCTTGAATGTGGCTACGCCTCGCACTACGGCATCTCAGACGGCTATCACGGCCAGCGCACTGCAAGCGGCTCCACGTTCAATGCCTATTCCATGACTGCCGCACACCCCTGGCTTCCATTTGGCACGCGATTGCGTGTGAAGAACCGTAACAATGGAAAGTCAGTGACAGTGACAGTCGTTGATCGCGGTCCATACTACGGAGGCCGAATCTTGGACTTGTCCTACGGCAGCTTTGCTCGCATCGCTTCCCCTTCTCAAGGCGAAGCTTCCATCTGCATCTCAAGACTATGAAAGACGCAGCTTCTTTCCTGCTGGTAAGCCTGGTCATTGGACTAGGCGCATTTGCCATTGTCGCCTCCCCTAACGTAATGGCCAACAAGGAGGGCCTTGACAAATGCCTGCAGCTCCATCCCGAACGCTACTGTCGCATTGCCAACGGTTTCCCCGTGGCAAAGCTTGACAGCCAGACCAAATAGGCCTACAGTCCCCTCGGTCGATGGGAAAGGAGCCTCGCAAGAGGCTCCTCCTTTTCTTCCTCGTTCCTTCGCTGGCGACAGCTCCTCATGGACAAAACCAACAAAATCAAACAGTTCATTTTCAATGCTGGTCACAGCATTGTTTCAGTGGAATTCATCAAGGCTGATGGTTCCGTGCGTCGCATTCAGTTCAATCCTTGGGACACCAAGGAAATTAAGGGCACGGGCACAGCAGTAAAGAAGCCCAGCATTGTACGCTGTCGTGATTTCTCCATTGCTCGCAAGGAAGGAGAAGGTGCTTGGCGTTCGTTTGATTGTGAGCGCGTAGTGAGGATTAAAGCCAACGGTCAAACCCTCGTTTTCTGAACCATGCCTCTCACTCGCACGCAACAAGCCATTGCCAAAATGGTTTCTGATAATGCCCGCCACAAATGGAAAGATTACAGCGCCGATGATCGTTCTTCTGCTCGCAGCTTTATTCTTTCCCGCGCTAATAAGCCCGCTTATAAAAGCAAGAAAGACTTGCTAATTACACTTGCAAATGCTTTGCAAGATGAAGTTTGGAAAGTGCTTTAATGGGCACGAAAGATAACAGGCGAGCAGTGTTTGCTCTGGCAGCAAAATACGGTTTCGTTCTTCAGCGCGAAAAGAAACATTATGTTTTTAAGCATCCCTCAGGCAGAATATTTTGCACAAGCAAAAGCACATTAGATAAGCGTTTCCTAAGAAACGTTGAAAGCTTTATCAAACGTTCCCTTTCCTCCTGATTTTTCTCAAAACCATGCTTTCCCTCCTCCTCGCAACTGCACTGCCCGAATTGCCTCCCGTGCAACAACAAGCTCCTTCCAGAGAAGAAGCGCTTCTTGAGCGCATCATCAAAGAAGGGCAAACTGCCACTGAGCGTAAATTTGGTGATTGCCACTACGCATGGGGCTCATGGAAGCTCTCTTCCGATGGCGTGAGGACGACCACTCGCCAATGTAAAGACGAAAGCGCTCAAACGCCCGCGCCAATTGCAGTGAGCTGCCCTCTGCTCAAAGTGAACGTGCTTCAAGACAAGCAATGGCAGGGCTGGCGGAGTCCCGTGGCAAAAGGCGCCAAACCAGGCGAAGCTAACATGGTTGCCGCTCTCTGCGCCAACGTCACCAACTAACTAAAGGCAGAGCTGGGCTAGGCTTCACGAGGCCTAGCCCTCACAGCGTGCTCCATCGCTGGTAACGCCTCAATGAAGAAATCATTGGGAGCATTCATCTTATCATGCCTTTTCCCATTGGAACCCTCGTTGATCTCTACGATTCAGGCTTCCAACAATGGAGAGGCGAATACACCGTTGTCAAAATCACGGAAACTGGCCTGCATAAGATCAAAAACACTAAAACCAATAGCCAGCAGTTCGTAAAGGAAACTGCTCTCCGCATGGGCCGGCTCCGGCCCTTTCGCATTGAGAGCCTTTATGACGGTTTGTAACAGGCCTCGATAGAGGCCCTGCCATGCTGTATTGTTCTTCGCATGGGCAGCGATGCCCCCCCTGAGAAACCAACCATGGCAATCATCAACCACACAGTCGAGCAGCTCACTGGTCCTGGCTACTGGACCAAATTCGAGGGGCTGGAGCGCGTCAGGCTCACGATCACTGTGCCCAACTGGCACCAACCCTTCCCTACTCAGCAGAGAGCTGGCGCCGAGGATCCTCGCTCTCTCGAGCTGATTGGTCTTCTCCACGTGTGCCAAACCTGGTACATCAATGGTCCCGTGATGGACCAATGGACCATTTCTACGCTCAGTGGCCCCATCAAAGTGCCTGCTGGCACTCGCATTGTCTCCGAGCCCCTGCCTGAGAAGTGGGCAGCATGGGAGCAAGAGGCCAGCGAAGGCAAAAAGCAGTGGTGGGCCTATTCCAATGGTCGCACTGCCTTCTGTTAAGCATTGTTATGGCGGGGCCGATTACGGCCCCTTCCAAATTATTGTTCTCTTGTTCGCAACCAAACCATGCACCGCCCCTACGAAGGTCACCGCCAAGATCCATACCTTGCGAAGCTTGAGGCTGACCGCCAGGCACAACACAGTGGCTATGGCATTCAGCAGTATCTGTGTGCCGATGGTTCCCAAAAGTGGGAAGCGTACGGTTGGGAACGCATTACAGAGCTTTCCATCCATACCACTTCCTACGGCATCTTTGACCACAAGTGGCAAGCTGAACAGTATTTCAACAATTGCATTTATGGCTGATCATGAATAATTCACAAAAGGCGCTATCTATCAATCAACGCAACATCTATTTGCATTATTTGGCTCACAAGAAAAAGCATGGCGATGTGCCATGCAAAGCTCCAAAATGTCCCTTGCAAGGAAACAGGCTTGTTGAACATATAAAAGCAATGGAAAAACTAGAAGAACGAGGATTCTTTCGCATCGTTCGCCATTCTGACGATTATCTTTCCTGGACCATCATCTCCGCTTGAATAATGCCTTTCCCATTGTCATTTGTCTCTGAAGATGAATATGGCGTGTCTTATGCAGCACGCATATTTCATTCCATTGAAGAACTGCACGATGAAATTAGAGCTTTAGAGGAGCTGCTTGATGAAAGCTCCGCCAGTAGGGGCTATGTCATCCAAGCAGCTTTAGACCAGCTCAAGCAGCTTGCCCTTTCCATCGAAGACGAACCCCTTTCCACTTACGATCAATGATCACTACCATTCGCACCTACCAAGACAACGGCCCGTATTTCTTCGCTACAAGAGGCAGCTATCAAGCTGCCTCGCTCCAGCAACTCATTTTTCACATACGACAAGCGATGGAAGACCGAGAGGACACCATTGGCATCTTCGGCCCAGATGGGGCCTGCAAGGGCATCTGGCAGCGAGAGCTAGAGGGGCATGTGGACAGCGCTGGCGATGCCATCGTGGACCACGAGGGCTATGAGCTGCTTCGCCCTTCTACCAAGGAGCAATGGATGTGGAAGCGTCTCCAGGAGCAACTGGCCTGAGTGTTAAGGATTATTACAGGCCCTGGAAACAGGGCCTTTTGGCTGTATTGTTAGCAAGTCAACGGGGCGCGAGCCTCTCCTCTCTTCGGTCAAAACCATGGAATTCACCGTTAACGCTGGCGGCCTGCTCATCAAGCACGATGAAGAGCAGCTCATCTCCTTGATTGCCAAGTTCATCAATGAAGGCAAGCCTGGTTGCGGCTTCTTCGTGGTGGGCGTTGCCTGCATCGCTAAGCATGAAGATGGCCAGATGATGATGGGTCGTAAGATGGAAACCCTCAGTCGTCTCTTCAATAAGACAAGCGACGATATTATGTATCTCGTGAAATGTTGGGCTTCTGAAGCTGCTTGATTTAGACCATGGGCGCATCAAAGCGCCCCGTTCCTCTCCTAAAGCCATGATCCTTATTGATTTCTTTGATGCTGACTGCTGCAAAGGCACCGAATTGACAGAAGGCTGGTATTGGTATGACGATGATGATGAAAATGGCGTGGGAGGGCCTTATGAAAGTGAAGAAGCTGCCGTTAAGGCAGCTTTTGATGGACATGGCTGGTAAAGCAAAAGCCGGGCTGCAAGGCCCGGCTGGTTTCCTATCTGAGGCCCGGCTAGAGGCCTGTCTTGCAAAATTGGGTCCGGCTAGAGGCGTATCTTGGGAAAAATTGGAACCGGCTAGAGGCGTATCATGGTTTTTTGATATTGTTTCATAGCGCTACCGTTTTATGCTTTTATGCGCATATGCGCATATGCCGATATCGTTGTATGCGCATAGCCGCATAGTAGTACAGGCGTACTATAGTACAGGCGTACTTGTGCCAATCCTCGGACCGTCCACTGATACCGATGCGTACCAGTATCGGCAGCCGCCTACGATCAGCAGCCGTATCGGCAAGCGATCCTGATCTGCGTTCGTAGCAACGCGCGCCAGTGATCACGATCGTGATCAGCCAGCCACTGCCGTTCTGCGTTGGTAGCGGCCTGCGCGGCGTGATCAGCAGCGCAGGCCCTGGCTGCCATCGTTCCGCATTCGCATCGTCAGGCGGGACCGTTCCGCATTGATGCCGGCCCCTGGTTTTTGTTCCGCATCCGCACGGCCTGCCCCTGCTGATCAGCAGCACGACCCCCAGGCCGTGCCGTTCCGCATCCGCAGCAGTGGACAGCGTGCCGATTGGCCTAGTTGCCAAAGCGGCAGGCGATGACATATGCGCGCGCGCGATCGTTCTATGGGAGCCAGTAAGGCGGCATTGATCAGCGCAGCTTTTCATTCCAGGCGATTCCAGGCACTGATAAGCGTATCCGCTTATGCGTGGCCTTTTCAGCCTTGTCCCATCCGCATGGCTTATCTCAGTGCCTTTTGCCGGTTAAGAGACGCTGATCGCTGATAGGCTCTGCCCGAACCTTGAAAACCTGATCAAGTGACCGCGCCGGAGGCCTCTCCTGCGCGACGGCCGCGCTATGCGCGGCGCCGCTAGCTAAGGCGCGATGCCGGAGGGTTATTCCTCCCTAGTGGCCTGGCGGAGCGATCCGCCTTTTGTCCTCTCGCAAATAACGACATGCGCATTTCACCCTTTCCAATCCTTTTGGCCGCGCTTGCCATCGGCACCATATGGGCCGGCCAAGATGCCTCCGCGCGGTTCAACCGCTGCACGGAATCGCAATCTCTCGCCCACTGCCGTCTTGTGTTCTACGGCCGCTGATTCCTCCTCTTTTCTGTTCTCTGTTCTCTCACCGTCTCTCGCTATGGCCTCATTCAGCTCCGCCGCTCAGCTCCTCTCCTCCTCCTTTGTTTCCAAGGAGAGAGACAATGGCGAGCGGTTCTACTGCCTCTCAGACTCAACACCCGAGTGGTGTTCTACTGCCGTAATGCTGGCTCACGACAATGAGCTTCCCAATGATTCCCGTTATGCGCTCATCCGGGATGCTGCCATTGCTCTCTCTGATCAGCAGTGTGATTCCGCAGAGGATGCGCAAGAGGCTCTATGGGAGCTCTCTTGTGATCTACTGCCGAGCTCTACTGCTGCTCTCCTCCAATGGTTTACTGATCGCCCGTCCCGCCTCTCAGACTGCGATGAGGCAGTTGAGGAGAACGGCTCCTCTTCTCTCTCTGTGACTGACCTTCTAGAGCTCGGACATAGGAGAGCTTCGGAGAGCGTTCTCTCTGTTCTCATTGCAGAGATCGAGGAGAATCGCGAGAGCCTGTTCAATCCAGAGGAGGATTGTCGGCTCCTCCTCTCAGACTCCCATGGGATATATATTCCGCAGCTCTACTGCCAAACCCTCTCAGAGGAGGAGGCAGAGGAGAGCGGTATCTCCTGGGAGGATGTTCTCCTCTGCCAGAGCGGTCCTGATGAGGAGCGCTATTGGGAGGCATGGCAGCAGATCTGTGATGCCGCGGAATGGGAGGAGGATGGAGAGACGTGGCGTCTCCTGCAGAATGGCGACCTCTGGCAAGTAAGGGCAGATGCTGTCATTCCTGAGGAGTGGCTTTAATGCACCGCTTGCCTCTCTCTCGTGCTGAGAGCCCATACGTTAGTTGGGCTCTCTCTCTCGCTCTCTCGCAGTGTGAGCCAGAGGAGGAGGAGCTCCTCCTCTCTCTCCTCTCTCGCTGCGAGGCTCTCGCTCCTTACGCTCCTCTGCGCTCTCTCTCTGAGTGGCGCTCCTCTGTTCTCTCTCGCTCCTCCTCTCTCTAGAACCATGCTTGCAACCATGCTCAGCTCCTCTCAGCTCCTCTCCTCTGTTCAGGCTCTCTCAGAGCTCTCTGGGGAGTGGTTTTTCTATGAACCACGGCAGGAGATAGTGCGTTCCTCTGACTACTGTTCTCCCATTGAATGGCGGCAGCCATCGCCCAATGAGGCTGAAAGCCTCTGGCTAGGAGAGCTCTCCTCCTACTCCCTAGAGCTCTGTAGAGAGCTCGGCTCCTCTGTCACCAAAGTATCGCCAGAGGAGGCGGTTACGCTCCTCTGCGAGCGTAAGCTCTGGCAGCGATGCTCTCTCCTGTGGCTCCCTTCCTACTGTATGGGCGGTGACTACTGCGGCTCTACTCACCACATAGCCAACGCTCGCTATCTCCTCCAACGGTTCTCCTCGCCAGAGCTCAGAGAATGCAGCGGAGGCTATGGGAGCCAGGGAGTCATTGTCGACCCTCGCTATCTCTCAGAGGAGCTCCTAGAGCTTTTACAAAGCCTTGAGAGCTATCCCGTTCTCTGCGAGGAGGAGCTCTCCTCCTATGAGCTAGAGCTCCAAGATGAGACGTGGAAACATACGATCCGCAGAGAATGGGAGAGAGCTCTAGAGAGCGCTCTCTCCTCTCTCCTCTCAGACGAGGAGCTCGCAGAAACCACCGTAGAGAGCCTCTCAGAGGAGAGCCTGTTCTCTCTGTTCTCTCATTGCGCTGAGCTCTCAAACACCTACTGGGAGGCAGAGACTGGCACAAACATTTGGATCGACGTTGATCGCGTCGCTGAGAGCCTCTCAGAGGAGCTCCTCTCCTCGCTCCTCCCTTCCTGACAATAACGGCCGCATCCCGCGGCCTTTCTTCCTGCATTCCCTCGCGATCCCTCCAATGAACACTGCACGCGCCACAAAAGCACAGCTCATTGAACTGCTCGACACCCTCACTGCTGAAAAGGAAACAGCCCTTAGCCTCGCCAGCCAAAAACAACAACAAACAACATTTGCGCTAGCACTAGCAACCATAGCCTCCCTTGCCGCTTTGCTGTTCTGAGAGGCCTCCACAAGCGCCCACAAGCGCCCCACGATCAAACCAGCTACAAGGCCCCACCAGGGGCCTTTTTCATGCCTGCAGGGCCCATAGGATGGGGCACTGGTGAAGCTGCCAGGATCGGCACAGACTGAAGGATGCGAGAATGTAGGGACTATTCTGACAGTTGCAGTGCAAATATCACCCTCAATTCTCAATAACGCCCCTTATTGAGAACGTTCCCATTATGTAAAGTATTGTGAAACTGTATCCGTTGCTGCAGCGCAGTAGCACGGGAGTGTGCGTGTGGGGGCGCGCGGTATCCCCCTCAAAAAGTGGCGTCATTTTTCATCTAGAAAAAACAAAAGCCCCTCGGGGCTTTGTTAATGCTTAGAAAATCCCCTGAGAACAGAATTAAATCTGTGAATGATGCTGAAACTAAGCAATGGAGGAGCTGAAAGTTGGTTTGAGAACGGAGCGCGGTCCGAAATTCACCATGAGATCAGCGTAATGATGAGCCAGAAGGCAAGGTAAGGACAAGTCGATGCTTGTAAGTTGCTCTAAGACTGGCGAAAGAGGAGAGCCTGGAAGAAGGCTTAAAAACGAAGCTAGTCCGTAAATCTTACTGAAACCAGGCAAGAGGAGGCAAAGCTGAAAGAACCGCTAAAACCAAGACAAGCTTGGAAGAGTCATTGAAATCAGCGTTTGCCTATGCAATATAGCTTGCTTTTAGACCAGCAAGCTCTTCATGGCACTCAGCATTGTGCGTTGTGCTTGAAGGTAGGTTTTGCGATGGGAGCGGAATTGGTCGGTTTGAGCGGGGGAAAAGTTGTAATGGCTCAGCAGCTTGCCGGAGGGACCTGCTTTGCGCGTGCCCATTTTGCCTACTACATAGTTCTTACAGCCATGCCACATGATATTGGAGCGGGCGATGCCACCACGATGATGGAAGGGGCTTGTGGCAATTTGCGTGCGCATTAACCAGCCAATACCAGGGGCTCGTCCCGTGTCTGGACGGAGACGAAGGTCTCCTTTTTCATTAAGGAGAAGAGCTGCGAGCGTATAGAGCTGCGACAGCTTTGGTCCTTGAGACGAGCTGAGAGCATAGAAGGAACCGTCCTTTTTGCGATGGAGGAGGCCGAAGATTTCCTTTGCATCGTCGGGGACGATGCTTGCCAAGCGGTCCAAATTATCAATGACGAAGGAAGTGATTTCATCTCCTTCAGTTTTGTAATTAAAGCGCCGGGCAACGTTAAGGATCATGTTGGTATCTTCTTTAAAGATCCAACCAGCTTCACGCCAACGTTCTGGCTCGAAAGAGCGAGGAGGGAATTTCAGGCTTTGGAGCACTGAAGGACTGTGTTGAAGGTAGGCATAGATGGCCTGTGCATCAGCGGCATCGTTTTTCTCATCGAAGCCAGCGAAGGCACGAGCTTTGGGAGTTTGACTATGCGGGAAGAGGCGGATGGTGACGCCAAAGGAGGCTGCACGGCGATAGAAGGCTTGAAGCTCTTCTGCTGTGTACACTTGCGCCAAGCTTTTCTTGGTGCGAGCACGGCCCAGGTGGGCGTCTTCGACAATCAGTTTTTCGCCACGAGGGCACCAAGATTCGATGTCGAAGAATTGTTCGCGAGAAAGATTGAAAACTTTCTTGCCATCGTAAAGAGTCCAGCCTTGAGGACCGCCGAAATCGGCAACGATCATGATGATGTAAATCAAGGAAGTAAGAAGCTTTCTGAAAAAAGTGTTGAGAACAGGACTGGCCTGAAATTCTTCCTGAGATCAGAAGCTTGCCTGCACAGCATAAAGGCGAAATCTTGGTTGAAACTCCCAGTGTTAGTACGCTGAAAGCAAGTCCGAAGGACGCAGCTTGAAGCGTTTCCAGAGATCTCAGACGATTGGCCAGATCAATGGAGACGCACTAAGGCGTCGGAATGATGCGCCAATAAAAGCAAGCGCTAACGATTCGCGCATTCCTTCTTTGCATCGCTCTTAATGCCAGAAAGCGGCCCCTTTAAGGGCCGCTGCTCAGAAGATAAAGATTGAAACCAATGATTTTTCGCTTTTCCCGCAGCGACGCATAGTAATCGCGATCCATCACATGGGATCTGGATCAGCCCTGGGTGTTTCGCCGCTTGTCTGGAGCGTTCCGCCCTTTTGGGGGCTCCACTCGGTCAGGAGACGCGGCTTGTTTGGCCTTTGTCAGTAGACGCTCCGTCCCTTTGGGGGACTCCGCTTGCTTGAGGCTTTGGCTTAAGGAGCGTCGTCTAGCTGCGGAGCGCTCTCAGTGTCTGTTAGCAGCTCCGCTAAGGCTATCGTATCTCGCACTGTGGCTTAAATGTGGCATTTTTGGTATCGTGGTGATACAAAAGTCCAAATTTCTTCCGTTTTTCTTAAGGATTCAATGGCAAGGCGTGTTGAAAGCTGTATTTTGTATTAAAAACTACTTGCACAGTTTTTGATAGCGACTAGCGTTAAGTGATCTTCGCTAAAGCATCATGTGGGGCCCGCCTGATCGTCAACCATTTAATATTGGCCCGTATAAATTGTGGCCATGTTTTAGCAAGCCGGAGTTTCAATGGTTTGCTGCCATCAATGGTCAGCCTCATTATTTCCGCACCACTAATGAAGCCAAATTGTTCGTGAAGGACTTATTGGCAATGGATGACCCAGAGGGGCTTTGCGATTAAAGCTTTCCTTTCTCTTTCCCATGGTCTTCTTGCGCTAGCCTGCCTTGGTTGATTCTCGGCCCGCGATGCGGGCCTTTTGTCGTCTTATGAAGCTGAAGGAAAAGGCAAAATGTGAGCCGATTGCCCGTACTGGCAGGGTGCAGGATTGGCTGGACAGTCCTGATGGACGCCTGCCTGTGAGTTGCACGGTGTTCAACGTAGAAGATTCAATGGAAGGCGAAGATGGCATTGAAGCGTCTTGGCGGTTTGTTAGCCATGGCTTGCGCAATGGTGCGGGGGTCGCTGTTCATTTGTCTTCTTTGCGCGAAAGGGGCGCTGAAAATGGCAAAGGCTTGGTGGCAAGCGGGCCAGTAAGTTTTGGAAAGATTTATTCCACGCTTAATGAGATTTTGCGTAGGGGTGGTTTGTATAAAAACGGGGCTGTAGTGCTGCATCTTGACTATACGCATCCTGATGCCATTGAATTTGTTAATGCTTCGCGCAGCGAACTTCCTTGGGTGAAGCGCTGCTTGAATGTTGATGACAATTTTCTTTCCGCATCGTCTCCCGAGTTGATTAATGCCTGTCTTCGTTCCATCTCTTCTGGCGATCTCTGGCTCAACAAAATCCGCTACAACAATCGTGGAGAACGCATCCGCGCCAATGTCTGCTTGGAAGTTTATCTTCCGCATCGTGGTACTTGTCTGCTTCAGCACGTTAATCTGGGCGCATGCACGCTGGGCAACATTCAGGGAGCTTTTATTGAAGGCATGATGCAGCTTTGCGAGCTGCATTCCAAAACTGGCGTTGGTGACACTGGGGAATATCTTCCTGCTTCCATTGATAGGCAAATTGGCTTGGGCGTACTGGGCTTAGCTAATTTCCTTGCCATTCAAGGGATTAGCTACGAAGATTTTGGCAATGCCTTGGAAGCTTATCTTGCTGAGGATCCTCGCGCATGGGATGATTTCTGGAAAGGCACCATTTCTGGCGAAGCAGTGTGGCAAATCGACCAAGGCATTCAGAAGGCTGCGGAGATTGCTCGTGAGCATGAAATGGAACGTGCCTTCTGCATTGCTCCCACTGCATCGTGTTCCTATCGCTATCTGGACACCAGGGGCTTCACAACTGCTCCTGAAATTGCCCCTCCCATTGCTCGCACTGTTGATCGTGACTCGGGCACATTTGGCGTGGAAAGCTTTGACTATGGCGATGTAGAAACTGCTGCTGAAGTGGGCTGGGAAGCTTTCTATAAAGTTGCTAATGGCCTAGTGAAGCTGTATCAACGCACAGGCCTTTTCCATGGTTATTCATTTAATTCATGGTCAGATGTGGTCATTTATGACGAAGCATTCTTGCGCTCTTGGCTAGAATCTTCTCAGACGAGCCTCTATTACAGCTTGCAAGTCCTGCCTGATACTCAGCGCAAGGACGACGCATACGCTGCGTTGGATGATGACTTTAAGAGCATGTTTGGCCTCGATGAAGAGGCTGATCAGGATTCTGCGTCTTGTTCCGTAGAGGCTGGATTCTGCGCTGCTTGCGCCGAATGAAAAAGAAGGGGCCAGAAGGCCCCTTTCTCCTCACACACCACGAAGACTTTATCACAAAAAATGACTACTGCAGTAAAGAGCCCCTATCTGGACACCATTGCTAAAAAACGTCCCTGGCAGGCCGTTCCTGTGGGCAAGGGAGCTGTAGTCGAAGGCAGCGAAGAAACGCTGTTTAAGGCGCTTGCGCTGCGTCATCTGGAGCTTCCCGTCAAGGACTTTCTGCAGCAAGGCCTAGAGCGTGATCTCCCTTCCACTCATGGCGTGGTCGAAGCGCTGGAATCCAATATGGAGGACGAAGAGCGCCACGATCAGGCCCTTAACTACATCGCTGCTGTGCATGGCGTAGACGAGAAGGCGGAAAGCGATGTGTTGAACATCTTGAAAGTCTGGAACGAGCATCCTGCTCATCCAGTGCATAAAGCTGCCATTCTTGAGCGCTCTATTTTCTTTGTTGCATTGCCCTTCTTCCGCCAGAATGGCGACATGGGCATGCGCACTGTTAGCGCTGACATTAGCCGCGATGAAAGGGTGCATACGGCCATCCATGGCATGGTTAGCAAAGAGCTGAATCAGGAAGACTCTGTAAGCCTGAACAAGCTTCGTGCCGCCACCGCTGCATGGCTGTTTGAAAAGCTGGGCACTAATGAAAACAAGTGGCTGGATAAGGATTTTTGGATGCGTTCATCTGAAAGTCTGTTCTTCACTGGCAAGGCCCCTGGAATGATGGAAACACGGCGAGCACGGCAAATTGCTTTCTTTGAAGCGCCAAACTATGACCTCCCGTCCTACGGACGCTAAAAATCAAGGCCACAACTAAAAGAAGCGGATGCTAGTATTTTTACTGGCGTCCGCTTTTTATTTTTTGAATGAAACAGTGTATTAAGTGTGGCGTTTTAAAAGAGCCTCGCGAGTTCTACAAGGAAAAGCGAGTGGTAGATGGGCTCACTGCTCGATGCAAATCTTGCATGAAAAGCGATGCTTCTATGAGTTACTCGGACAGGAAGGAAGAGGTAGCGGCTAGAAACAAGGAAAACTATTGCTCCCGCAAGGCGAAGGACAAGGCTTTGCGTAATAACTATGGAATCACGCTAAGGCAATGGGAAAATATTTTTGATAGCCAAGGGTGCAAGTGTGCGATTTGCGGAAGCACAGAGCCTAATCATGCGAGTGGACAGTTTGTTGTTGACCATTGCCACGAATTTGGTCAAGTGAGAGGAATTTTATGCGGACATTGCAATATCATGCTCGGACATGCGAAAGACGACATCAACACTCTCTTCGCAGCCGCGATGTATTTAGTGAATAACTCCACCCCCGAATCAATCCAAGAACGAAAAGCGAAGCTTAAAGAGCTAAACGAGAACTTTGCGCTATATTGACCAAGTTCCCGCTCTGCATTAGCATCGGGCTGATAGAGCTTAAGCCTCTGAAGCGATTAGCACTTGTTAATCGCTTCACGCTTAAGCCATCATTTCGCCCCCAAGCTTAGCTCTCGGACGGAAACCAATTTGTTGGCGCCAACAAAATGGTCTCTAGAGATGATGCTCAAACAGGGGGCTTCTGGCCCTGAAGTGTTGGCACACGTCATGCAGATAGCATGGAATACTGGGTTCGATTCCCAGCAGCGCCTTTTCTCCATTGAACCATGAGTGCCTTCGTCATCGCAGACACGCATTTTGGCCACGCCAAAAGCATTTCTTTCGTGCGTCCTGATGGCGAATTGCTGCGTCCATTTTCTTCTGTAGAAGAAATGGACGAAACAATGGTGGAACGATGGAATGAGAAAGTAGGCAAGCGCGATACGATTTACCATCTCGGTGACGTAGTCATTCCTCGTGCAAGTTTGAAGATTCTTGATCGCCTTAATGGACGCAAGATTCTCATTCGCGGGAATCATGACATTGGACCATTGAAAGACTTTTCTAAATATTTCGAGGACGTGCGAGGAGCTTTCTTTCATAATGGCGATTCGACTATGCGTGGCGGATTGATCTTCACTCATATCCCCGTGCATCCAGCATGTTTATCGGGGCATTATTTAGGCAATGTTCACGGGCATTTGCATTGCCACCAAGTTTTTAATGAAAAAGGAGAAATTGATAAGCGTTATTACAATGCTTGTGTGGAAAGGAATGATTTCGCTCCAGTAGCATTTGAAGAGATAAAAGCCTTCTTCAAGGGCCATGACGGAACGCAGGACTTTCAACACGCCCCTGCGTGAGCCATTGAATCCAATTATTTACCAATCCTTGCGAGCCATTGATTGGCACAATGCTCAATATTTTCTCACCATGGACCAGTGGCATCTTGAAAAAGCTGCCATCATTAGACGGTATGTCAGTGAGCTGAAGGCTTGGATTTATGAGCAGGAGGAACGCATGGAGAATCTGGGCGAAGGCGTTAGGAGAGAAAGCGAGCAAGCATGATCACGAAGCAGACAAAGTGGCGCTCATTCGTACGCTCATCTTTGCATCGTATTTAATCACCAACGTTGCCATTGTTGCTAATGCAGTTAGGCATTGGGAAAAAGAAAGGCCCGCCGAAGCGGGCCAATGTGCTCAGAACCAATGAGGTTTAGGCACGTAAGCAACGCCGCGATAGACGAGGCTTGCCATTTGTGCTTCACGCAGACGAGCTGCTTTCTCAAGCTGCTGCTTGATAAGGGCGAGTGGGTTCATGATGGTTCCCGATGATGCAGGCCCCCGTTCCGTGGCTTGCGAGTCATGCGCCCCTTGCGGGGTGAACGTACCATCAGTGTAGCAAAGTGCCCGAAGCAGGATTTGAACCTGCGCTGGAGGACTTTTAAGGTCCTGGCCTCTTCCAATTGGGCTACTCGGGCAGATGAAGTTGAGGGCGTCGGGCGGGGCTTCAATCCGCCTTGTACGACATTTCAGAACGGGTTGGCCCGTTCCCCTCTTCCCCTGGTACGAAACAATGGCGCCTGAAACCATTATTCCTTGTTGAACTAACGCTGGCCAGCGTGCTTCGCGAAAGCTTCAAAAGCATAGCATGGCTTTTGCTAGTCAAACGTCATATTCTCTTAAGGAAGCGTTCTCGGGGAAAAATCCATCGTTTGCGTCGTAAGCCTGCTCCAAGGTTTCAATTTGCTTCAAGCGTTTTACATGGGCTTGGAGCTTCGGAAGGAGCGTCGGAACGTAGAGATGTTCAGCAGCAAGAAGCTGCAAGGCGGTTTGTCTATTGGAGCTCCCGCATTCAAGCAAAGAAATAAGAAACCTTGCCTCCTGCATAGTTAATTCGCTGTTCTTCATTTCATGGGAGAACTATTGTTTGAAAATCATACTAAGAGATGAGGCTTTCAATCCAGCCAATGTCATCGTCTTTGCTGGCGGCAAGAATTGCACCTGCCATTGCAAACGCCAAGTCGTCAATTCCCGATGCTTTGCCGCCAGTAACGCTCCATTGTCCGCTTGGTTTGTAAACCACTGTGAGATTCTTTAGTTGCATAATTGCTTTCTCGTGGCGATAGACATTAATTTGACCTGCATTGAACAATTCGCGCATCTTGCTAAATGCTTTCATTTTGGAACTGACTGTCCAAGTGAGCTCCGTGATGGGCAAATCACTAGACAGGCTTTGAATGGTGCCAGCGCTATTGAACTGGTCCATCACAATCGTGTCAAACACATACAGACGATGTTGCTCCTTAATCCAATCTTCCACTGCATTGATATTCACTTCCATCCTTCCATTGATTTCAAAATCAGCCATGAACGAATGGAACTTATCAACAACTAACGTGCCGTTCTCATAGTGAACAATACAAGCAGTGTAGTCGTCACGACCAACGCCACCACGGGCGGGGTCCAGGGCAAGTACATAGGCCCCTTGGAATTCAGGGCGTGGTGGTAGAGCCGCTCTACGGTCATCAATACAGGCGTCAATAACATCGCTTGCAACGAGGGCTGAAAGATTGCTTGCGAATTGCGCCCCATACTCAACTTTAAATTTCTCTGGATCGCGCTGACGCTCTGTGTCAAGAAACTCTTGCGAAATGCTTGGGTTCATCTCCCATGTTGGGAGATTCACCGCTTGCATGAAAGGGAAACGGCCGGAGCTTGCTTCCTTGAAATGCTGGTAGAAAATACCGTCTGTCAACCATGGTGAGGAGAGTTCGAGGATGCGTCCTTTCCCTCCGAACTGGGCAATGGCAGGAGAAAGTGCGTCGTAAATGCCACGACCACCACTGTTTGCATCGCCTTCAGTGGCAAAGGCAAGCTCGTCAAACACTGCGCCTGCGCAAGCAAGGCCACGAGCAGCACGGCCTGAAGTGGGGATGGCCTTGAATACGCAGTTATTGCTCAGTTCAATGATGTCGGCAGTTTCGCGGACAATTTCTTGAGCGAAAGGGCTATCAAGAATGAGCTGGCGAATGTTATTGAGAGCAATGCGGGCCTGGTCCTGACTGTTTGCTACGGTCACGATGTACCATTTCTCGCCTTTCCTCACTCGCCGCCGATATTCATCTTCCAGGACGAAGCACATATAGACGCAGGCCACTGCTGCCATAACAGTTTTGCCTGATCGTCGTCCAAGAGCCCACACTGCATGGCTCTTATCTGGCTGGAAGAAATTATCAAGGATTTTTGCCTGCTGTGGATAGAGATCCAGCTTGAGAGCGTGCTTGGAAAAGTCAGAACATTTCAGCATGGCGCAAGTCTATAAGAGGAAGCAATGCAGACTGAGGAACGAAATAAGCTGGTCTTCCGCCTGCAGGATCTTTCTTCCATTGTTCCTTCATGGCATCTTCACTCTTTATCCAACCATGGAGAAGAGTGATTTTGTTTTGAATTGTAACCAGCACTAAAGTTTTTCCGGGCTTCTCGTCTAGTTGGCAGATGAGATCATAGTCATGACGAGAGCGTGTTTTCACGTCGATATTGGGAGGTAGATCAAAAGATCCGCGAATGGCTTCTGTTTCTTGATAGAGAAACTCCCGTAGATGGAGATAATCTGCCACTGCCAGTTCGCCCGCAGCGCCAAGCTTATGAAAGAACAAAGCCTTGTCACCATCTTTCGGGCCTCCATTGCGCCCTTTCAGGCCTTTTCTCTCATTGAAACGCTGCCTGCGCATGGCTTCCGTCCGCACAAGCTCCTTGTCTTCCTCGCTGAAATGGAAAACAATGCCAAAGCTAGCCATAGTGTGCATAAGCTACGTGACAATGTAGCCGGGTTCTAGAATAAAAGCAACACATCATGGCCATAAATAAAGCTTATGGAAAGCGACGCAATTGATCTTGGTCACGTTGGTAGTGGCGGAGTGAGGGCTGATGGCCTCCAGAACGTGCTCATTGGCATGGGCACTGGTCGTGACAAGGCGCAATATACTAAAACTACAGCCACAGTATTTCTGGCGCAAGAAGAACTAGAAAATCTTTATGGTGAATGGCTTCCTCGTCGCATTGTTGATATTTATGCTGACCAAGCCACTCGAAAAGGCTTCAAAGTATTGTTTGGTGGCGATGGCGTTAGGGCCGAAGAAGTGCAAGGAATTGAGCAAGTAATTGAAGACCTCTACATCCTCGAACATCTCAACCTCGCAGCAAAGAACGCCCGTCTTTATGGGGGTGCTTGTCTACTTCTTTTTATTGACGATGGGCGTCCCGCTTACATGCCTGTCGATAAACGGAATATCCGTCGCATCGAAGACATTGAGTGTTTGGACCGATGGCAAATTGCGCCCGTTATTAATGAAGAAAACCTCTACGACTATTCAAAAGCCACTTATTATCAGATCATCTCTGGAGATTTAATTAACCAGCCGCAGCTTTCTTATATTCACAAAGACCGCATTCTTCGTTTTGATGGCGATTGGCTGCCATATCGCATTAGGCAAAGGAACTATGGATGGGGCATGAGCAGTTTGCAAACTGTTTATGACAGCTTCCGTCATTATTGGACGGGCTTGAATTCAGCAGCAACGCTCCTCACGGAGTTTGACATCTTTGTTCATAAAGTGAGGGGCCTTGCGGCAATGCTTGCTGCTGGCAAGGAAAGCTCCATTCGTGATCGTTTGCAAGTGAACGATATGAGCAAGAGCATCTATCGCGGCTACGCGATTGATGCGGAGAAAGAAGAGCTTGAATTTATTAGTCGCAACTTTGGTGGTATTGGAGAAATCCTTGAGAAACTGCGCGTGGATATTATTGGCGCCAGCAAAATTCCTCACACCGTGCTGTTTGGGGAGAGTCCAAGTGGTCTTGGCTCCACTGGTCGCAGTGAAGAGCGTGATTTCGCCAAAACGCTTGCTGATTATCAAAGCGTTCATTTCAAACGGCCCATCAAGAAGCTGATGGAAATGATCATGCTTAGCAAGGAGGGCCCCACGAAAGGAGAACTGCCTGAGTCATGGCGCATTTCTTTCAATCCATTGTTCGAGCTTAATGAGCGCGAAATGGCCGACGTACGGGCGCGTGTGGCGGCCGTAGACGGTCGTTACATCCAGCTTGGCGTGCTGAGTCCCAAGGAAGTGGCAGATGCTCGTTACGGCGGTTCTGAGTGGAGCATGGAGCTTACGCTTGATCCGTCCGTAGTGCGGGAACTTCCCCAGTCTTCCACTCAAGCTGGGGGTGGTGCCACTCAGAAAGGGGGTGACGGGAAAATGGCAGTGCATCCTGGCGGTCGTGATCCTATGAACGAGGAGAACGGCACGCTTCCCATGGACGGAAGCCGTGAAGTGCAAGACGCTGCTGGCTTATTTCTGCCTCGTGATCTGGAGAAGGTGCGTGGTGACGTGACATTCACGGATAAAGAGCTGCATTCTCGGGCAGTAAGCGCTGCTAAGTCCAAATTCAAAGTGTGGCCTTCTGCTTATGCCAGCGGTTACGTGGTGCAACAGTACAAGCAAATGTACAAGAAGAAGCACGGTTCACTGAGCGGAGCATTCAAGAGCGACGAGCAAGAGCTTCATGCTGACGATCTTGATAAATGGTTCAAGGAAAAGTGGGTGAGGATTGGCGCCAATGGCGAAATCCTTGGTCCTTGCGGCGCTCGTGAGGAAAAAGAAGGCAAGCCTAAGTGCTTGCCTCAAGCCAAGGCGCAAGCCATGAGCAAAGAAGAGCGTCAAACAATTGTTGCTCGCAAGCGCAAGGCGGATCCCGATCCCGAACGTAAAGGCCCAGCCAAGAATGTGAGCAGCAAAGTTGATGCAATGGAGCCTATGAAAGTCGAAGGCTTGATTCTTTCCGACCTTGACGAAGCCGCATTGATTAGCGCCGAGGATATTGACGCTGCATTGAACCAATGGAAGGAGGAAGCGCCTGAGCGTTTCAAGGATATTCTGGAGGCTGAAGATGCAAGGCCTGAATGATTTATCAACGTTCGCTGCCGCTCTTGAACAGCGTCTTGACCAATCCTCATGGCGCTACGATCCCGTTAGTGGCCGTTATCGCGGAAGCAATGGACGGTTCCTCAGTCAGTCTGCCGTGGAAGCTTTGGTTGATGGTCGAATTAACAAGCTTGGCACTTTGCTACGTCGTCTTACAAACATGCTTAGTAGCGGCGACATTACGTTGGTTCAATGGCAAGAAAGCGTAAGAGAAGCACTTAAGCTTGCGCATGTACAAGCCGCGATCATTGGCAATGGTGGACGGGATACGATGCGGGCTTCAGACTGGGGGCGCATCGGTCAACGCCTTCGTGCGGAATATCGTTATCTGGAGGGTTTTGCTCGCGATCTTCTGGCTGGGAGCATTTCTACTCCCATGGCTCTTGCTCGCATCGGCATGTACGCTCAAGCTGTGCGAGGTTCTTACTGGGAAGGCACCACAATTCGGCAGGAGAAGCAAGGGTATAGCTTGATGCGACGCATCCTGGATCCGCAGGCAAAGCATTGTGACGACTGCTTGCGCTATGCAGGGCGAGGAGCTGTTCCCATTGGAAGCTTGCCCATGCCAGGCCAGCGTTGTGCTTGTATGTCCAATTGCAAATGCAGCGTAAAATACATGCGTCAACAAGCGCCAGTCGTGGCAGTGTGAGCATGGATGTTTTAGTTGGAAGCACTGGCCTGATTGGCAGAGTGTTGCGCGAGCATCACGACTTTGATTGCCGCTTTAATTCCGAAAATATTCATTTGGCGCCATTACTAAAGGACGATATTGATAAGCTTTATTTGGCTTGTTTGCCGGCGGAGAAGTGGAAGGCAAATCAGGCTCCGATGGCAGATTTTGATAATATGTATCACGTTTTGACAAAGATGAGGCTATGGAAGCCGAAGGAAATCATCCTTTATTCCACCATTGACATCTATAGTCAAACTTATAAATATGTGGAAAACTTTCCAGAAATTCATGGCATTAATTATGGATCCACGCGCTATATTTTTGAGCTGCTAGTTAAGACCACATTCCCGGAAGCCGTAATTACCATCATTCGTCTCCCTGCATTATTTCATAGGCGCATTAAGAAAAACATTCTGTTTGATCTTCTCAATGGCAACAACATTGAAAAAATTAACGCCAATTCTTGCTACCAATGGTACGACTTAAAGGACTTATGGCTTCACACTGAAGCCTGTCAAAAAGGCGGAGAGCATCAATGGTTCTCTGAACCTGTTGAAACTTTAGAGATTATTGACCGATGGTTTCCATGGGCGAAGACAGTCGTCGATTGTGGGCCGCGCATTGAATATAACTATGGGCCTTATTTTTCCAGTAAAGAAACCACGCTGAAAAAGATGGAGGCATTTGTTAATGCTTGGAATTAGTGCGATTGGCTGGAAAGATGAAGAAGAGCATGAAATCTTAAGCGCCAATGCCGGTGCTTTTAATTTCATTGAGCTGGTACCGTCTCGCATCTTTGCGAGAAATGAAGACTTTGGCGACATTGCAAAGCGCTATAGGGAGCATTATGGACTTTGGGCCTATTCAGCTCAGGCGCTGTTCTACGACAGCGCCGTTCAAAGCTTTGAGGACACTGCTGCCACGCAAGAGCATTTGCTGCGAGTGGTGAAGCTTGGCTCCTTGATGGGCATTAAGCGCTTCGTCCTTGGCAGTCCTGCCTTGCGCAGGGGGAGCCCGTCAAGCTTGATGGAAGTCCTAAAGCGCATGGATTCAATCCTTGAGGCGAATGATGCCATTCTTTGCATTGAGCCCATTGCAAAAGCATTTGGCGGAAAGTATTTTCATACGGTTGAGGAGATTATCAATCACATTGACTTCTATAACTTGCGCAATGTGAAGACAATGCTTGATACAAATAATGCTTGGCTTCAAGGCGATAGTCCGATAAAGATTATTAAACATTACTTCCGTTTCATTGCTCACGTTCATATCAGCGACACTGACAATGGTCCCATTTTGAACCAGTATGAACATAAGCAAATCAAACGGCTCTTAGTTGCAAGCAGCTACCAAGGCGGAATCACGCGCGAGCTGGTAAATGTTTCTCAGCACCATCGTGAATATCCGCTGTTTAGACAGCTTTATGGCTAAGCAATAATTTGTCTAGCCATGCTTTCAATGGCATAGACGCCTTGAATCTTGCCCGTGAAGAAAGAGAATAGATTTTCGTCTTGACGCATTAATGGCGTGCGATTAGCGCTGCAGTCCTTCGTCTTCGCTTTAATTGAAAGAGTGGGGAATAGATAGTCAAAGCTATCAGCAAAGTCTGGCCAATAACGTTCCACGTGTTGCTCAATTAATTGCCTTGCATTGTCCGCATTGTCGAGCGAGTTATCGCTCATGACGCCATGCCTTACGTGGCTCAACGAGAAGCATTTGTTGTTGTATGGATAGATGGAAAATAGTTCTCCATCAATGTAGGTGAGGGCGCCAAATGGAAGAGGAGTCTTGGGGCGATAAATAAACATTGCCACTGCTTCAAAGAAATGAGAGGGCAATGGATCCAGGAGAGCATTGTTGGTGCAGTCGAAAACAAAATCGTAATCTTGCTTCAATGCTTGCAGATTGCATTGCTGAATCTTTTCCTTTTTGACCAGTGGTTCCAGGTACCATTGAAAAAATAGGCTCGCTCCAATGGCATCAATGCGCTTTTCGGGAGTGGCTAGCAAAAGCGAGGTGTGGTTAAAGGCCTGTGGATCTAGCTGTGCATGCGGACCATTCCCGAAAATAATGGAAATAGTTTCAGCATCAAGAAGGCTTTCATCTTCCGACACTGCGTAGTAATTATTCTCCACGTCATGGACAAGGTCGCCATAGTCCTCCATGAAGCGCACAAAAGTGGTGGCACACAAGCGGCGAGTGGCAGCATTTCTGGCATAGTGATAGCCATAGTGCAAGCGGTTTTGATTAATAAAAGAAGTTTCTGAAATGAGCGTATGATTCTTTTCATACAGCGTCACTTCCATCTCATCGCGGAATGTCATTGCTAAATGACATCCCACCCAGCCTCCGCCGATAATTGCCAAACGCTTCATCAGATGTCAATGCAAAGGTGGGGTTGAACGCCTTGCCAGTTGCTTTTGGCTTTAGCGAGGTGCAATTGCGGGAAGTATTCGATGCGGCGCTGCATGCCAGTGCCGTATGGATCGGCGTGTCCCTGGTAGTTCCATTCATCAGGGCCGTGCTTGTCTGGATGGTAAATGTGGCAAGGCACGTCCTGGAGCTTCCAGAGCATATAGTCCTCGTTAGGCACGCCCCACTGCTTCCATTGCTGCAATGCTTCAGGAGAGCTGTCCAAGTTCTTGATGGCCATCAAGCGCTCCTTGTGAGCCATGAGGTAGTCGTGGCGATAAAGGCCAATGCTCATCGAAGGCGTTTGCTTCATTGCCACCTTCTCTGGAGCCTCTACAGGAGGCTCATAAGCCAGTGCCTTGAAGAGGGGGCCTGCAATGCACGTGTCATGAAGGAGAAACCAATACTGGCTCTCCATTGAATGTTCAACAATTTCAATGAGCGGCGTGTATTCAAAGGAATTCTGCTGCGTCAGCAGCATCGGCACGCCTTTGTAGCTTGTATTGGCGCGAACAGTTTGACCGCCATTGACGATTAAAATTTCCTCTTGCTTGATGCCAGCAGCGAACAAACTGGGAATGATGACGGGAATTGTATGCGGGGCAAATTTCTTGCACGTACTAATGCAAAAGCGTATCGAACCAAGTGGTAATGTCATTTGCCTCCTTTTGCCATCAGTATAAAAGCCCCTTAAGATGACGAAGATTCAGGGGAGACTATGGCCCGCATTCTGTATTGTGGCGATGCCTTTGTAGAGACAGGCTTTGGACGAGTGGCGCAATATTTGCTTCCTGCATTAGCAGAAGAGCATGAAGTGGCTGTATTAGCCGTAAACTTCCACGGCGACCCCCATCCAGAAGCAAAGAACTATACGGTTTATCCTGCCATGCTGCATGGCAATGATCCGTTTGGCTCCCATCGTATTGCAGGCGTCATCCAAGCATTCAAGCCAGATCTTGTATGGGTGACTAATGACATCTGGATCGCCTTGCAACTATGGGAAAAGGCGAAGCCGTTGAAGGAGCAGCTTGGCTTCAAATGGTTTGTCTACACTCCCATTGATTCCTACGGCTTGTTCCCAGACCTGGCTAAGCCCATGATGGAATGGGATGGGCTTGCCACTTATACGGAATTTGCCAAGAAAGAGCTTGAGCTGATGGGCTACACAAAGCCCGTGCGTATTATTGGCCATGGCACCGACTTTACGAAATTCTTCCCTATGGACAAGGAAGAATGCCGCAAGAAGCTTGGCGTGCCAGATAATGTGTTTGTCGTTTTCAACGGCAATAGGAATCAGCCGCGTAAGCGCATTGATTTGACAATTAAAGCGTTCATCAAATTTGCCAAAGATAAGGACGACGCTCGTCTATGGCTCAATATGGGCAGCAAGGATTTGGGGTGGGAATTGGTGCCGCTTTTTAAGCGCGTGGCGCGTGATGAAGGCTTTGACCCAACAAGCAAGCTCATCTTGACAAGTCCGCACTATTCAGTGGATAACTGTCTTCCCATTGAGCAGTTGAACCAAGTGTATAACGCTGCCGATATTGGCATTAATACTTGCATTGGCGAGGGATGGGGCTTGGTCAACTCGGAGCATGGCGCCACTGGCGTGGCGCAAGTGGTTCCAGACCATACAAGCTTGGCTGAAATCTTTGATGAGATGCCTCGCATTGAATGCAATGCCAGCGAAACAGATCGAAATTACGGCTTGGAGCGTTTACTTCCAGATCCTGAATGCGCTGCAAATATTCTCACTTACTATTACGAGAACCGCGACATTCTGAAGCAGCATGGACAATGGTGCTACAAGCGTCTCCATGAGGAGCCGTTTACATGGCCCTACATTCAGCAGCAGCTTAAAGATGCAGTGAATGAAACGCTTGCCGCCAAGCCTGCAGAGCCTGAATTCAAAGGCTTTGGCACTCCCGCCAAGATTGTTTGATTGCCATGCAGATTTCACAAATCTTTCTTTCTACTGACCCAGCAGAAGAGCTGAGTCCATTTCTCAAGCATGCCACGGGAACTATTGACGCATGCTTCCCCGATGCTGAACATGTCATTTACAACAGCGATACGCTTCGTTCTTTCATCGTCGAAAACTATGAAGAAGAAGTGGTGTGGGCATATGATTGCCTGACACCATTCTCTTACAAGGCGGATCTTGGTCGATTCTGCTTGCTGAATAAGCTTGGCGGCTGGTATTTTGACATTGGCGTGAGAGCCTTCAATGCAGTGGACCTTGGCGATCGCATTGAATTCTTGGCTTTTCGTGATATTCAACGCTTTAGCTATACAAGCTGGGCCTGTGCCACGACGGTGCTCTATTCCAAGCCAAACAATGCAGCGCTGCAATCTGCCATTGAAATGATTGTGGCCAATTGCATTGAGCAATACTATGGCATCACGCCATTGTGTCCCACTGGTCCAACGCTTTTAGGCAAGGCGCTTGCTGCAAATGGAAGCCAAGCTAATTTCATCTACGGCGACTATCTTGAACTGACGCCGACGCATGGACAGAAGAACCGAGCATTCGTGCTTCCTGATGGCACGATCATGGCTTGGAGCAAGCCTGCAGGAGGCGGCGACCTTACTGGTCTTGGCGCCAAGGGCGTGAACAATTACAACGAGCTGTGGTCTGCGAGGAAAGTCTATGCAACCGTCTGACTGCACCATTTATGCCGTGTGCATTCCAGGTGAGAAAGTGAGGTATGAGGCCCGCTCTCGCATCGTTCCCATCATGGGAGGAGCATATGCCTTGTCTAATGAGGAGCGTGAAACGCTCCGTGCGCAAGGCTATGTGTTTGACGATGAGAATGCTTCTCTTTCCACTCGTAATAGTCGATGGGGAGAATTGTCCTGTATTTCTTGGATGATTCTTAATGCAAACGAAAAGAACATTGGCAATGCGCAATACAGGCGCAATTGGCTGGAGCCAAATGATCAATGGTACGACGAAAATACCTTGTACTTTCCAGAGCCTGCATTGTTTAATTGCACACTTGAGCAGCAGTTCTATGGTGGACATTCCGCTTTTGACGCCCCTGCTATCACCAGAGAAATTGCAGACTCGGGAAGCTGGATTTTTTCAAGGGAAGAAATTGATGCCATTTGGAAGCAGAATAGCTTTATCGGCTGCAACATGGCAAGAGGGAGCAATGTTCAATACAAGCAGTTCATGAGCGCACTATTTGTGGCATTGGCGCCCATTTGGCACAAGCATGAAGAACAGTTTCTTCGCATTGGAGGCTATGACAAGCGGGCGCTGGCTTTTATTGCCGAACGCCTCATTACTGGCATGGTTTTGTATCGCGACAAACTTTTCCCTGGCATGAATATTGCCACCGCTCCTATAGGATTCATCCATTGATTATGCTTAAGAAAAGCATTTAAGCCATGACCAAGAAAGAAAAGCAGGCAAAAATTGCCAAAGTAATGCGCGAATTTAAAGCTGGAAAGCTCAAGGGGAGTGATAAAAAGCCCGTAACGAATCGGAAGCAGGCAATTGCTATTGCTCTTTCCGAGGCCGGCATGTCGATGAAGGGTAAAAGCGATGCGTACATTGATGCCTATATTGACACCATGATGTGCATGGAAGTGGAAGAACCGGAAGAAGAGAATGGAATGGAAGAGGAAATGGATGGGAGCTGTGAAAAAAAGCGCCGAGGGGAGACGCTGAAAGCTTCTCCCCTCCTGCTGCCGTAAGGAGCGCTGCCCGTCGTGGCTTAGAACTACGCAAGAAGCACGGTAAAGGCGGCTTGACGACGCAGGAGGCGGGGAAGCAAGGCATTGGTAGTGGCGTGGCAAGAGCTGGCGATCTTGCTGGCGGCAGTAAAATTAGCTATGCCACCATCAAGCGCATGTCTGCATTCTTTTCTCGCCACGAAAAGAACAAAAGCGGAGGAGAGAATGATGCTGGATATATTGCTTGGCTTTTATGGGGAGGCGATGCCGGGAGGGCATGGGCAAATCGCATCATTAAGATGGTAGAAAGTCGAAACAAAGATCAATGAGCGAATACGTGCGCGTTATCGAGCAGGAGGATGAAGGCATTGGTCTAATGCAGGCTTTGTCCATTCTTTCCGCCAACGAACATCGCAACACTTCACGCTGGGAGCTTGTTGAAAAGCAATGCTTCAAGAATGGCCGTCTCGACGAAACTCACATCTATGTGATGAGTGTTTACGACAAGCCTGATCCTCATTTTGATCCAACCAAATTCCTCACTTTTGAAATTGAGGCAATGGCCAAGTCATATATTATGGAAGGCATTGAGGACCAGTTACGCGACCTTCGCGGTGACGACGACGACGAAGAGGACTAATCACGCTTTGCATTAAGAATGAATGATGGGTAGCCCATCAGCCACAACACGCTAATTCCATAGAGTCCACTGAGAGTGCGAATTTGCACGCAGTCAGGAGCAAGCTCAGCGCGTTCCATTCGAGAATAAGAACTCTGACTTGTATGCAAAGCTTCTGCTACGTTCTTCTGCGAAAGTCCGCTGTTAAGGCGGGCTTCTTTAATGCGAGAAGCAATGAGAAGACGAGCTTGCTGATGGGGCATTTTAAGCACATCGGCATTGCTCTTCTTGAGGAACATCATTTTCTAGTCAGTTCTGAATAGTTGTTTTTATAATAAACTAAGTTTATTAGTAAAGTGAGTATATGAGCACCGCATCTTGTCGCTACGATTTCTCTCCTATTGAGAAATATGAGGTGACGCCTGAAGGCTACCTTCGGGCTTGGGCCTCTATTGCTCGCACTGGCATTCAGCTCTACACGGATGCTGATGGCTCAGTGCGTCGTGAATACAGGCCTGAAACAGAGGTGGCGTCTCCCGATAGTCTTGCTTCCTTTGCGGGCAAGGCAATCACTTCGGAGCATCCTCCCGTCCTTCTCGATGCCGAAAATACTAAAGACTACCAAGTAGGATTTAGCGGCACTGAAGTGGTATACGATAATGGTTTTGTCAAGGCCGTAATGACAATTACGGACCGAGACACCATTGAACGTATCATGCGCGGCGACGCTCGTGAGGTAAGCGCTGGCTATAGGGTTAATTATGATCCTACGCCTGGCGTTACTGATAGCGGTGAGCATTACGATGGCATCCAAAAGGAAATCCTTGGTAATCACATCGCCGTTGTTCGTCGGGGCCGCGCTGGCCCGCAAGTGAAGCTTCATCTTGATCGTCAAGATGCTGCTGATCCTTCCCTACTTTCCATTGAGGAAAATACAACTATGAGCGCGAAAGTCGTTTTCGACGGCGCCGAGTTTGAAGTGACGGAGAGCGTTGCTCTTGCGATCACTAAAGAACGCGAAGACGCCAAAATGTCCTACGAGGACATGAAGAAAAAGTACGACGCCATGATGTCTGAAGCTTCCAAAATGAAGGAAGAAATGGACGCCATGGAAAAGGAAATGAAGGGCAAGTGCGATTCTGCTGAGGGTCGTGCTGATGCTCTGGCAGAACAAGTTGAAGAACTGACTGCTGAACTGGCTGCCGCCAAGGAAATCAATCTTGATTCCATGGTGGAAGAGCGTGTGGCTCTCATCGAGAAGGCTAAGCCTGTTCTTGATGCTGCTTATGCTTTCGCTGGCAAAACTGCCCGTGAAGTGATGGTTGATTCCATCAAAGCAGTACGTGGCGACGAGCTTGATCTTTCTGAGAAGAGCGACGACTACGTACAGGCAATGTTTGACACCCTTTCTGAGGGTCGCAAAGATTCTGCCACCACTGACGAGCTGCGTAAAGCCGTAGCTTCCATTGCTTCTCCCGTTTCTGCACCTTCGTCCTATATGGACATGCTGCAGAATGCTTGGAAGAAGCCCCTTTCCATCTCCAAGGAGGCTAAGTAATTATGGCCGTAACTTTCTCTGCTTCGGGCACCGCCTCCGCTGGTGGCGTGCAGCAGGCTTATAGCCTGCAGCACAATGCACTGCTGGAAGGCCAACTGTCTGACATCCGCGACAACACTATCACCACTCGGCTCAACGAGACCGGCGCTGTTATTCCTTTCGGCAATCTTGTCGTTTACAACACTGCTGGTACCGTTGCTAATTCTGCTACTACCATTTCTGGCGCTTCTGACACTGTGCTGGGCGTTAACGTCCTCACCTATGTTGATGAAACCGCTCTGGATGCAAATAGCCGTCCTGGCGTGAAGAACCAGCAAGCCATGAACGTGGCCAATGAAGGTGCAGTTGCTGTTTATGTGACTGGCGCTGTTACTCCCGCATCTCCCGTGCGCGTGCTGTATTCCGCTAGCGGCACTGGCAAGGTTGGTCAGTTCTCCCATGCTTTCGCATCGGGCAAAACTGTTCGCCTCGCAAATGCTCGTTTCCTTACCTCCACCACTGGCAGCGGTCTCGCTGTTCTGGAGCTGAATGGTCCGAGCTTCACCCTCTCTGCTGATTCTTGATAGGAGGCTCTTAAAAATGTCTGAATTCCGTATGGATGATGCGGGCCTGTTCCTTGAGCGTCAGCTTGAGTACATTCGCCCCCAAGTCTTTGAAGTGCAGTATGCGGATATTAAATATCCCACTGTGCTGCCCGTCACTGCTGAAGCTGGTCCTGGCGCCCAGACTTTCACCTATCGCATCATGGACTCCACTGGTGAGTTCCGTCTGATTGCGGACGCTGCTGATGATCTGCCCCGTGCTGACATTAGCCAAGTGGAGAAGAGCATCAACATCCGTTCCTTCGGTGGCAGCTTTGGCTACACCGTGCAGGAACTGCGTGCTGCTCAAATGGCCAACATTGCCCTGGAGCAGCGTCGTGCTGCTGCTGTGCGTCGTGCCTATGAAGAGAAAGTGGAGAGCTTGGCTTTCTTTGGCGAAAGCTCTGTGGGTCTCGCTGGTTTCTTCAACAACTCCACCGTGGATGTTGTCGCTGCTGACAAGTGGTTTACCACTACCGGCACCACTGCCCAGGAAATGCTGGAGCTGCTGAACTATGGCGTGACTGCCATCATCAACGGCTCGAAGATGAAGGAGCAGCCCGACACTATTCTGCTGTCCTACGCGGATTACAACAAGATCAGCACCACTCGTAACTCCGATTCTTCGGACGTGACCGTGCTTGAGTACTTCCTGCGTACCAACCCTTACATCCGCAACGTTGAGCCCATCAACCAGTTGGAAGCTGACAACAGCGTGCTGAACACCGACCGTATGGTTGTGTACAAGCGTGATCCTGAGAAGGTGCAACTGCACATTCCTCAGCCTCTTGAGCTGTTCCCGCCCCAACAGCGTGGTCTGGAATTCATTGTTCCTGCTCATGCCCGCGTGGGTGGCGTTGCCCTGTACTATCCCAAGAGCATGATTTACGTGCAGGCCTCTGCCTGAGGATAGTTAATCAAGAAGAGGGGCGTTAAGCTATTAGCAATTGTTTTTTCTTGAACAATGCTGATTGCTTATCGTCCCGAACTTGAAAATCCCCCTCGTGATGCAGGGTTTGGCATTATTACCAAGAGCGGGCTCATTCAACTGACGCCTGGTCTTAATCAGGAAATCCCTGATGAAAAATGGAAGGAAGCGAAGGAGAACGGCACTGTTAAAAAGCTTCTTGCTATTGGTGCCATTGAAGAAATGAAAGAACAAGTGATGGTAGAAGACCTACCTGAAAATGTTCAAAGCCTTAGCGAACTTCCCCTTACGCAAGCCATTCGCGCCATTGAACTCATCCATGATCCAGATCGTCTGGCAGACTGGAAGAAGATCGAAGGGCGCATTCGCGTAAGGAATGCCATTGCAAAGCGCGTTGAAGCCATTCGCATTGGGAAAGCCTGATTATGTCAGTTACCTACGCAAGCTTTCTTGAGCGCTTCCCTGAATTTAGTCCACATCCTTCTGGCATTGTCAATGGTGCCATTGCAGAAGCTTCTTACGATGCTTCTAGTGATGTGTTTGGGGATCAAACTGATAGAGCAGTCAAATTCCTTGCTGCTCATATCATTGCCATTCAACTTGCTCAAATGGGCATTCAAATTGGTGCCACTGACGGCAAGGTATATGGTGATGGGCTTGATGCCACTCAATATGGTCAGGAGTTTAAACGAATGACCAACAATCTTCCTCTTTCTTCTGTCGGGTTTGTGGTGTGAGTAATTTCCTGGAGCCACTTGCAAATGCCACTTTGGTGTTTAATGTGGCTTCGGGCTACGCTCTCGATAGTGAAACTGGCAACTATGTGCCAGTTTCTTCTGGCGTGACGTTTTACGCCACACTCAAGCAAAAGCAAAATCCACGATACGACCAACTACTGGGGGCTGATCTGACTGCCGTCTACATGGAAGGCAGGATGACCAGTCCTCTTACTTTGTCTGGCGTAACCGTTGGCGATTCCGCTAAGGCAACGATTAATGGAAGGGAAGGAAGGTTTGAGCTATTGCCGAATGAACAAATTGCTATTCACTATTGGCAATTCTTAGGCACGCCAGTCAGGGGAATTTTTAGACTGATTGGCAAAGGAAGCGTGGACAACGCTTAATTCTCTTCTCCCATTGAGGAATTTCTCATGCTCTACCATCCCACTGAGCTAGTGAAGAGCCAGGACGTGATTGTCCGCGTGGGCTCCATTGGCGGTACTTCTCGTCCTGTTATCACTCAAAGCGGCGCTACTTTTACTGTTAGCGGCGCTCCCACTCTCTACACTCTGCAAGCAGCTACCACTGCTTCTGTTGCCTTCAACGATGGCAACCAAGAATTCTACCTGCTGGGTGGCGGCGGTTTCGCTGATAGCGTGATCACTACCAGCCAAGCTACTGCTTCGATCACTTCCTACTTCCAGAAGGATGTTGACGGCACCGTATTCCTGCCGAACAGCTTTGATGAAGCTTTCCAAGTGGTAAGCGCTAGCCGTTACGACAAGAACCACGAAGTGTATGTGGAAATCAACAAGCAGCTTGGCGCTTCGGGCAACACTTACTATTACGATCGCGTGGCATTTGTTGCTTGCGTGATGAACTACAACGAGAGCTATCCTGCTGATAACCTCGTGGAAGTGACATTTGATCTGACCAGCCGTGGCCGCATTGGTATTCACCAGAATGCTTCCGAAACTGGCAGCATCATCCCCACCGCTCCTAATTCCTGATTCTTTTATTGAATCTTCGCTAGCCTGTTCCTACGGGAACAGGCTTTTTAATGAACATTTCACAACTGCGCGAGACAGTTACTGAGCTGCTTTCTGCATCGCCTAATCTTATTGGCACTTATACATTGCCAAATAATTCAACGCTTCCTGCTGTGTATGTAGTGGGCAGGCAAAGCGTGCCAAAGGAATGGAAAGTGAAAGGGCTAGAAGTGACCATGCGAGAATTTCCGAATCGACTGCCTCGCGCCATGGTAGGAATGGTGCAAGTTAATCAATTGTGGGAGGTGAGACTGGCCCAGTTTACGCCAAGCAGTGCCACGTTAAACGAAGCAATGGAAAGAATGGTTAGGAGATTTCCTGATTGCACTCCGTCATATTTTCCTGGCGATGATATTGCCTACGAGCAATGCAAATTTATCATTCCTGATCGTATTGTTAAACAATTGTATCCAGCAGGCTAATGTCGGCAATTATCACTGGCGGAACAGTTATTAATGCCAAGCTTTTAGAAGCAAAGTTGGCTAAAGCTTTTGAAACTTGGACACGTTTTGACGTGAATGATCACTTTCGTGATCAATTCTTTGAGGAAAAATGGGATTACGGCAGGGATACGAAGAGGAAGAATGGAGACTTTGTCAATGCAGGTGTTCGTGATATTTATGATCTTGGCGATCTTTACAAGAGTGGAAGAGATAGCTTTGATGTGTCTTTATCTTCATCTGGCGCTCAAGCCACTTGGAATTGGGACGCCACTAATAGCAGTGGGCAGCCTTATGCTCGATACGTACACGACGCATTGAGAGGAACGAACGTGCCATTTGCCAGACCATGGACTCAAGATGTTGCCATTCCAAGCCGATTTGAACAAAGCGCTATTAAGCAGCAGCTTTTACAACGCATTCGTTCTGCGATGGGACGATGAAAATCGACTATTTATGGAGCGCTGACAATACAGTGCATGCCATTAATTGCTTAATTGATGGCGCTGCTTTAGAAGTGGGCATCCTTTGTCTTGTTTCTTGCAGAGAAACGACCATTAGAATAAGCAACGAAAATCATTCAATGCTGATTGAAGTGCCACCAGAATTTCGCTCTTCTCACGAGCGAGTGAAGGTGTTCAACGCATTGTTAAACATTCTCGATCATGAGCAAATACAGCTTCCTAGTTCAAACCAAGACTGAAGGCTATTTCGAGCTGCTGCCCGAAATCCGCCTGAAGAAATATGGCAGTTGGCTTGTCACTGAATCCATTGAACAGGAGGAGATCAGCAAGCTGCAAAGCCAAGCTACCATTCGTGCCGTTCAGCTCGCAAAGCGCATTGCTGCTTCGCGTGAGATTCCTCTAGATGAGGCTTTTGCGCTGCTGCAGGGCGGTGGCTCCATTTCAGAAGCCGAGCTGCTCTCTGAGTTCACAGAGGAGACACTGAGCATGATCACCAGCGGATCGTCAGTAGAAGCCACTAATGCTCGCATGGTTACGGCCTTCATTCGCTCTCGTGGGCAGGGTCTCATTGATGGCGAATGGCAGGATCTTGGCGACTGGGAGATTGAAGACACCAAGAATCTTCCGCGTAAAGCCATTGCAAAAGTGGTTGAGTTTATTGCTGAAGAGCAAAATGCCGAGACGCAGGAGGTTGCAGAAGCAAAAAAGGCGACAAAGAGGAATTCTCCTCAATAGCAGAAAAGCTTGAAGCACGGGCTAGGCAACAGCTTAAGAGCCTGACAGATTGGAACGAAATCTATTTCAGGCTCTCAGCTTCCGACTTCAAGGACGAGCGATGGAGTGCCAAAAAATTTGGCCTCCAGAAGCTTGACGACGTTAAGCGTGCCTTGAAATATCTTGATCGCCATGACATTGCAAAATACAATGTTGCGAGTGTTGCCGTAGCCAAGCTTGGCACTATGGCAGCAGGGATGATGGCGGGAAGAAAGAGCAAAGTGAAGCCTGAGGATTTCTTGCCGTTTGATACCAAGCAGCTCAAGAAAGAAGATGGCGTTACGGATGCAAGCTTGATTGTTCTACAGCGCTTGATGAAGACGAGAAGAATGGACGGGCGCGTTATTGCACTGCTTGCCGATGAGATGAAAGCTTTTGCTGGACGTAATCAAGAGCAATGATTATAGAATGAAGGGAAAGTAAGCGAAAATTAAAATGGCAGCTCAAGACGCCGAACTGAAGCTTAAGGTAAGTCTTGACTTGGGATTTTTTAGGCAACAATTAGCAGGACTTGGACAAGCTGCGGCTGGATATAATCTTCCCGTAAGAGTGCAGTTTGATCGTCGCTCTGTACAAAACGAGCTTAATGCTCTTGGCGCAAATATTCGACGGAGAAATTACAGGCTAACTGTCGAAACAAATTTATCCGCTGAAATAGCAAAAGCAGATACTCTCGCCAGAAAACTTGGAGAGCTTAGCGGAAAGCTTAAAGCAACTCGCGGAGGGGGTGGAGTAGCACAAGGTCGAGAAGCAATATCTCAAATCGAAGAGGTATTACGAGGAGGCCTTTCGGGGCGTGCATTTGGCATCCAAAAAGCTCAAGAAAATATTGCAAAGCAAGCAATTTTATCTCGTCTTGAAAAAGCTTCATTGAGCAAAGGAGGCTATAACACAGCAGGTCTTGAAAAAATTATTCGTGATCTTGGTGGCACTCCAACTGGCGGTCGCAAGGATTTAGTTGCACAAGCTAAGAAGCTTGTAGAAGAAAGCAATGGTATCACGGATGCCGTTTTCGACAATTTAAAAGACTTACAGATGAAGCTTCGTCCAATTCGTGGACAAGCTCAAACGAGCGCTGCTCGTTCAATGCCCAACCTCAACCAGATGTTGGATCGCATTGCAAATCTTACAGAAAATCCTCGCGCAGTACAGCGTATGCTGCGAATGATGCCTGAAAGCAGGCTCACAACTGATCTTATTGGCGCGGCCAATAGGCAGGCTGCATTTAGGGAGCAGTATGGCGCGCAGGGATTCAGACTTCCTGGCTTTGGAGGAGCAAAAGCTTTTGATCCTCTTTTGAAGAGCATTGCTGAAAGTTTTTCAGATTACACCCGCACTGTAAATACTTCCAATCCATGGATGGGGAAAATTGGCAGTGGCATTACCACTCTTATTAGTCGAGCATTAACGCAATCCCCTGAACAAATGTTTGGAGGCAGGGCTCCCGTCGCAAGTGCAAAGCTTTTACCTGCGGCAGGACAAACTAGCGGAACTCGCTTAATGCGCGAACAACTTGAGAGAGCAAATCTTCCTCTTCTTCAGGCCCCTAGCGTCGGCCAAGAAAATGCACCCTTAAGTAGAGCCGCCACTTATATGCTGAATAGGGCTCGACGTGCGTTAGAGCTTCCGATTGGCCCGTATTCTCCTTACGAGCCGAATCCCTTTGCTGGAAGAGCAACGGTACCAAGTCGACAATATTTTACGCCAACAATGCAAGCTGCATTGCCGCCAGTAGGCGCAACCGGCGGACGACTAAGCTTATTAGAGCAGCAATTAGCTCAGTCTCGCGGCGCGTTTGGGACAGGAGGTGGAGTCGCTGGCTCTTTATTTACTGGTCGCGCACTTATAAATCCTGGCGTATCAATGCTTTCGCCAGTTGGTATTTCTGGGAACTATAGGCAAATGGCCGCTGCTTTAGCAAATCAAGCAGCTAATCCTGCGTTGGCACATCGACAAATTGCAGACATTGGCTTCGGAGGCGTTCCAACTGCTGCCACGGGGATGTCTGGAGAGGCATTGAATCGGGCTTTGAATCAAGCTTTCCTGCAGCGCAGAGGGCTTGGTATTGGAGGCGGGCAATCATTGCCTATTTTCAATGCTCCCGGCGTAGCAGTGCAGCAAAATATCCCCGGCATGGCTTACCAAATGGGAGGCGGTGGACTGGGAGGGTCAATGGGAATGTTCCCAAGTGCGGGAATGATGGGGCCATCAAGCCCGTTGACGATTAATGCTCAGAGCAGCATGTTTGGCGGTGGTGGAGCTATGCCCCCTGGGGGAGGAGGCGGTGGCGGCGCAGGAGGAATGGGCGGCATGGGCGGCTTTGGTCGTGCATTGGGAGGCGTTAATCTTCCTGGCGCAGGAGCCATTCGTGAGCTTGGTGGAGAATTTGCTTTTGCCACACAACAGGTGTTGCTTTTTGGTCAAGCGTATAAATTATTAGCATTTGTTCAGAATTTTCCAGCGCAAGTTGGAGAAGCGGTTAGTCAACTGCAAAGCTTCAGAAATACATTGAATAGCGTCACTGGAAGCGCCGAAGAAGCGGGCGACGCTAATGAATTTATTCTTGCGGCAGTTGAAAAATACAATATTCCGTTGCAGTCAGCTCGTGATGGCTTTGTGAAGCTTTTTGCTTCTATGGAGCCAGCCGGATTTGCTGCAGGCGAAATCCAGAACCTATTTCTTGGTATTACAAAAGCTGCTGCCACTTATGGCTTGAGCGCAGACAAGGTTGATCGTGTAAATTATGCATTTGCTCAAATGGCGAGCAAAGGCCAAGTCATGAGCGAAGAGCTTAAAGGACAACTTGGCGATGTATTGCCAGGAGCCATGGGTATTTTCGCCGAAGCTGCTGGCTTTACAGGTCCAGATGCCATTCAGAAATTCAACAAAGCCCTTGAAGATGGTGTGTATAAAGGCGGCGAAATGCGCAAACTTTTAAAAAACGTAGCGGATGGCATGAATAAAGAATTCGGGCCTGGCGCAGAAGGAGCCGCCAAAACATTCCAAGGCTCAATCAATCGCATGCAAAATGCAATCAAGAGCTTTTACGAAAGCTTTGAGCCTGCTGCCATTAGCGTGCTAAATCAAGTGGCGGTACCCTTGGTTAGTACACTAAAGAATATTACAGCCGGCATAAATGCTTATTTTCAGGGACAAACAGCAGCTACGCCAGAAGCTCAAAAATTTGCAAATGCCTTGCAAGTAATTGTGCCAGTAATTAGCGGCATCGCTAAGAATGCTGCAATTGTTGCCACTCAATTAGGATTAATGGCTGGAGTGTTTGGCTCTGCTGCCATTCAGATTGGGAGACTATTGGCTCTTCCCATAGTTGGCTACCTCGCGTCGACTTATGCGCAAGTTTTAATTCTGACTACTGCTTTTAATTTCCTTGCGAAAAGCGCCATTGGTGCTGCTATAGTTGCAATCTCTCAATTTATCGCGAAGGGCATTGTTTATGCGCAAGTATCGCTTGGCATGCGTGTTGCCACGCAGCAAACGACCGTAGCAATGTATCAGTTTGGCACAGCAGTACAAACTGTAATGATTAAGACTGTCATTGGGATTGCCCTTGTTGCAATTAGTGCTTTAATTGCAAAATTTGTGGAACTTCAGAATGCCATGGCATCAGTGTCTGGCCAATCTAGGCAAATGCAAGATGCTGCTAAGGCATCCGCAAAAATGGGCGACGTAGCAGGCGTCAAGGAGGCAATCGGAAATATGGAAGATCGAGTACAAACTTATAAAAAACTTAAAGGAGAGCTTGATAAAGTAATTGGCGACGAGCATACTTATGGCTTTTACCGTGAAATCCCGTCTGCATTGGCAGGAGAATTAATGTCGCTAGGACTTATAGTAGAAAGTTCAATGAGAAAAGTCGGGGCTGGGTATAAAGTCAAAATAGGTGACTTGCGAGATGCTTATAATTTAGCTACGAAAAATGTTTCCGAATTCAATAAGGCTATCGATAGTTCTCAAGCACTTGTTGGTCAAGCGCAGAAGAAAAATCAGCAACTTAAGCAGCAAGGAGTTGTCACAGGAGCGGCAGAAAGCGATCCTAAAGCGCTAGCAAAAGCAGCGGAAGATGCTCGCAAGCTTGCCGATGACAAGCGCAAGTACGAAGCCGATTTAATGAAGATTGGCTCTCAGCAAGCTATAAATTTAAATGAAATGGAGTTTGACCATTGGAAGAATCTACAACAGGCAAAATATGATTTTCTCGAAGCTGGTCAAAATGAATGGATGAGTAGAGAGCTGAAATTTCAACGCGATCTTCAAGCGATTGAAATTCGCAGAATTGAAGCAATTCGCAAAGCTCGCATTGAAACCGTCAAAGCGGAAACAGATGCGCAAGCAAGCGCTTATATAGCGGGAGACTCTGGTGTTGGCGGGGGTGCCGCCATGTTCGGCGCTACTGGGAGAGTTTTCAATGCCCCTGGCTGGGTGCATGGTCATTTCCAAAACATGAACCGAGAGGCATTGGTTCAAGATACTGTTGAAGTGGTAATGAAGCTTCTGCAGCAAGGTGTTAAGCCTGAGTTGGGTAGCGGGCAAAAATTCACCGCTGGAATGCAGCAAGCTCAAGTGGAGCAGCTAGTGCGTCGTGGCATTGCTTCTCATAAATCGTACGCGAGTGGAGTTGGAGCTATTGATGTGTTTGTTCCTCAAGGAACGCGAGTGCCCGTTGGCTTGTCAGGAGTGAGCAATCTCGGTGGCGCCGCTGGTGTTTCCGGGAATCTGCCTCGTGGCACGCAATTAATGCACCTCGATCCCAGCTCGCGCTCTGGAGCGGCTGGTGCAGCGCCTGTTGGAGTGCCTGCTTCAAGAATAAGAGCAGAAGCGAAGAAGGATTACGCTTCGGCGCTTGCAAGTCAAGAAGCAATTAATGCGAAAGAAAAAGAAAATCTTGCCACTAAATATGCAAATATTCAGGCACAGCAAGAGCTTAATATTCTCATTCGAGAATACACTGCTTCTATTGTTCCTGTAGAGCAGCAAAAGCTTGAAAATACTCTCTTGCAAAATCGCATTAGTTTAATCTCGTCTGGAGCGTTTGGAGATGCCCTTGAGACTGAGCAGAAAATTGGCGAAGCCAGAGAAAAAGCTGCTCTTGGCGTGCAAATGGCCAATGCTCAAATAGAGCAAAATAACAGGCTAGTGAAAGATGGAATTATCAAGCAAGAAGAAGCAGATAAGCTAAATGCTTCTCAAGTGGAAAAGATTAAGCAGCTCACTCAGGGGCTTGAAGCTTACATCCCACTGCTAAGAGAAAGACTGAAGCTTGAGCAATCAAGTGCAGAAGCTACTTTGCGTGGTGAAATCACTCGCGCCACTCCACTGGGAGGCATGGGTCTTTCTGCTGGTTTTATTGGTCCTGCTGGTGACAGGTTTGAAGAGGCGATTGGTCGTGGAGCCACGCAAGACGAAGCGTCCCGTTTCGCTGAATTACAGAATCAACTTACTCTTCTTGAGAGCAGAAATGAAGCAATCAAACAATCTATCTATGGCATTGGCAATGCTTTTGGCGAAGCTTTAACTGCTGGCGTAGCAAGCCTCGTTTCCGGCACTGCTACCGCTAAAGAAGTATTTGCAAGCTTCTTGCAAAGCGTTGGACAAGCGCTGTCTCAAGCAGCTTCGCAAATGATTGCCACTTATATCGCCATTGGCATTGCGAAGATGTTTGCTGGTCTTGGCGGTGGCGGCGGAAATCCAGCAGGTAGCGGAGGAGGTATTTCAGATAGCCTTCCTGGAATACGACAATACGCAGGAGGCCTTGGAGGAGGTGGAGCACCCGGATCTATGCCTTTTGCGCCACCTGCGTTTGCCAATGGCGGCATTGTTACCGGCCCCACGCTTAGCCTCATTGGCGAAGGCAAATACAACGAAGCTATTGTTCCCCTCCCGGACGGTCGTTCCATCCCTGTGCAGCTTGGTGGTCGTTCTGCCCGTGACCTCATGGGCAATGGCGTCCCAGGCATGCCTCAAGCGCCTTCTCTGAGCATGAAGTTTGAAACGACTAAGATTAATGGCGTAGAATACGTTAGTAGAGAACAATTAGAACAGGCAATGGCAGAAACTCGTCGCGCTTCCATTGCAGGGGGTGCTCAACGAGGCATGTCAATGACGCTCGATAAGATTAAGCAAAGCCCTTCCACTCGCTCTAGTATTGGTATCCGCTAATGGCAATATTTCCTTCCATTAGACCAACTGGACGATCGTATTCTCCAGGGCAATTTCCCACGAAAGTTTATCGTGGACTTTCGGGAGCCACTGTTAAAAGAGTGTTTGGCAATCGCTCATTTGGTCATGCCATTGATCTTCAGTTTGAAAATATTTCCGACGCCAATACAAAGGCCATCCTCGATCATTACTATGGCCAATTTGGCAGCTACGTCCGTTTCGCTCTTCCTGATGACGTGTTTTCTGGCATGAGCACAACGCTGAAAGGCGTTGTGCAAACTCCCACAAATATTCTCTGGGAATATGCTGAACCTCCCCAAGTGGAAAGCGTGTTCAATGGACGAAGCACTGTTACAGTGAGACTGATTGGCGAGCTTGATTATTCTGGCGCTTGATTATGGCCACCACTACTATCCACATTGCCAATTTTGCTTTCATTCAAACCGCTAACGGGAAAAGTCATTACTACCAAAATTATTTCTTTGGCAAGGATTTTGCTGCAGTGGCAATACCTGGCACTTCATCACCAACATATCGATTTGCTCCATTTCGCGCAGAAGGAGCGTTGTCTGCATTGAATGGCGACAACGAAATTTTACGCTTGCTATTTCCTCATAGTGAATTCACCATTGCAATGGTTGAGGAAGGAAATGGCAATAGACTTAGCCAGCTTTCATTGAAAACAGTATGGATGGCAAGCGCTGGCAATATCACTGACTACGCATCGTATAGTCTTGCTTCCTCCACTGCACAATACGAAGAATTCTATGTGGGCGTAGGCGCATCATTCGATGACACAACTGTCGAACTTCGCTTCCGTTCTGCAATGGATAGCGTGGGGGCAGGTTTCCCGCGTCGTACATTTACGTCTAAGAATGTGGGAATTTTGCCATTGACTGCAGAAGTGAACTTGCGATGAATGATTTAATTGGCTTGCAGTATGAATGGGGAGCGAGCCCTGATGATAACAATGGCAAGTCAGATTGCTTTCAACTTTGTTGCGCAATTCGACGAAGACTAGGGCTAAAAGATTACGGCCCGTCTTTTGCGTGGGCATATGAACAATATGACGAGAAAAGTTTTTCTTGGCGGCTGCTGGCGCGATGGCTAAAACAAAATTGTTTTCCCGTTGATTCGCCGCAAGATGGTGACGTGGGAATGTTTATTGACAAAGCGGCGCTTGCTACTGCAGCAAACGGACGCATTTTCTGCATAGCTCCTGGAGGAAGAAGCGTTAGCATTGAATGCAACGAAAGCGTATTATCATACGCTCATTGGTTCAGGCCGAGATAACAATGCGCAAGCTTCTTCCTTACGAAAAAGCCCTGATTGAAGCTCTGCAAATTTCAGAAGAAGAATACTGGCAATTTTATTTGGCACGATTAAATTATCGTGATAATAAAGAAGGTACTGTTTTCGACGTAAGGAACGAGGTTGGAACCATCGCATTGGTTCTAACCATTGTTGGAACATTGGCGCAAGTTGGCGCAGCGCTACTTGCTCCCAAACCGCAAGCCCCGGATCAAAGAATGGGACGGCAGTCCCGCAATCAATTTTTTGCTCCACGATATGGCTTTAACTCATTTCAAGAAGTAGCCCGCTATGGAGAGCCAATCAATCTCATTTATACCAACATTGACGAAAATAAAATAGCAGGAGGCTTGCGCGTCAACACGTCTCTTGTTTGGTCCGCAGTGCATAGTTTTGGCACTAGCCAATACATGCAAATGTTGGCAGTTATAGGAGCTGGTCCCATTCAAGGCTTCGGCTACGGACGCACAGCATTTGGACAAACGCCCCTTCGGGATTTGGCTTCACAGCGTTATTTTCTTTATGCCAACGAAACAGAAGGCAAGCTTTTCTTCAAGGACAAAAAATTTCCCACTGATGCCTTGGCAGAGGATGATCCGGTTTACACCACTGGCCATGATTTAATTTGTTCCGTCATCAATAATGGCCAGAATAGAACCGAGGGTTATAGCCAGGCATTCTCACCAACGACAAGCTCTTCACTGGGGCTTTATGACGTGGTGCCTTTGAGAGCGCAAGTAGAGGATAGAGACGATGAGGGACGCCTGAAGCAAGATTCACTGGGAATCAATGTCACTGAAGGCAGAGACATTTACTGGCCCGCAACATGGCCGACAACGGGAGTTCGTCCATTGTTTCCAGTTGGCAATCGACTTACTATCACCTTTGAAGAAGATGACAAAAAACCTACCGAGCAAGTAGAGCGTGCTGCCATTGATTTGAGAAGCGCTTATATTGGCACGTTTGATTCTGCTAGCACTTACAAAATTGGAGCTGCAAAATTCAAGCTTGTGGCGGATAACATTCAAAATGGTAGCGACATCGAAGGTAGTTTTGTTTTTCAATGCACTGAGAGTGGCGTGCTATGCGAAGAAGACTACTCTACGCAGCGCTACCAACAAAATGAAGAGGATTTGAGAAGACAAAAACGAGAAGCCGAAAATACCATTGCTGCACTTGAGGCAGAAAAAGGGGCCGCGTTTGCAGAGCGTTTTAAGGGGCCAGGGTCGGATGCGATTGCAGCTTTTGATACGGAATTAGAGCAGATTGATAATGCCATTGAAAGCGCCACTGCTATTTTGAAAGGTGATCTTACTAACCAAGAACTTATAAGTGCAATTGAAAACGAAGGGACATTCAAAGGACTTAGGGACGCTATTGACGCCTTGGAGAACGATATTAAAACTGCAAATGATAATATAGAGGCAGCCCAGAATACGATTGACTCAATAAAAGACATTCCCCCTGGGCAAAGAACAAATGCTCAAAAGCGGCAACTGGAAACAGCCAAGGATAACAAGTCGGATCAAATTGCAGTTAAACGAGCGAAGAAAGGCGAGATTAAGGAAAAATTTGCAAGGCTTTCCACTCGCGCCATTGAACAAGGTTTATATGACAATAATAAACATACCAATCTTCGAGAAGAGCGTAGGCAATTAAAAATTAGACGACGTAGGCTCACTAAGAGAAGGACAGAGGCGGCCAGTAATGTTGACAGGGATTTTGTGGCAGAGAGCGCAGCACAATCTGCGTGGACTACGAATTACAACGCTGCAGTGGCAAATTTAAATAGCATCAACGCGCAGTTAAAAAACGAAGACTCATGGAATGATTACTTTAATACAAAATGCATTGCAAAGATTGATGAAATTCGTTACGAATGCGTAACAAAATGCGAACTGGTAAACTTTGCGTTTAAAGCAAAAGTATTTCAGCGCATTCAGGGACGCATGAACAAATATGCTGAAGTAGACCAGCAGGGACACAAGGATAGCGACAATGGCATTCGCAATCGCACTTCAATGTTTTGGCTTTGGTATAAGAAGCCTTCTGATCCCATTGATAGATACACATTGGTTCCATATATTTTTGCCATCAGAAATGGCAAAGAGCTTGACGCTTATGTTGGGCTTCGTTTTATTGCTCCATCAAAAGAAAAATGGCAATTTAAGCTTGAGCCCATTATTGACTTGGCCGCAGAACTGCGCACTCATAACAATGGTGCAGACATGCCAATGATTTACTTGCGCACTGCTGGATATAAGGGGACAATTGGCGGAAGAGAAATTACTTTTGGCAATGGTTTTTCCATCGTTTATAAAGGGCGTTCACCATTGAATACAATTCGTCGCCGTCCGCCGGTAAATCGCACTCCTAAATTTATCGATGAATGGGGACTGTTCTCTCTTCGTAGCGACACGCAGATTTCTTTTTCTTTTGAAAGTGGAGCAGAAATCAGTCTTGTAGCAGTGACAGAGCAACAAAAGCAGCCGCTCACTCCATCTATTTACGATGGCATGGCGATGATTGGTCTGAATATTTATAGCGGACAAGGCGTAAGGGACTTGCGTTCTCTTAGCGTATGGGTGAATAAGGGGAAGAAAGTTAGAAAATTCTTGGATGCAAATGGGAATTATGGCCCCATTTCTGAGTCGACAAGTTATGCGCCAGAAATATTCTTGGATACCATCTTGGATGAGCAAAATGGCATTGCTGCTTATGCCAATATTAATGGCATAGATACAAGACAGCTTAGTATTTCACAGCGATTCTGTGAAGAGAATCAATTATTTATGGATGGAGCCATTGCAGATCCAACGTCGTGGCGAGAATTTTGGTCGCAAATTGCTCCCTTTAGCCTGCTGGAATTTGCCCGCATTGGAGGGAAAGAAACGCTGATTCCGGCAGTGCCTTATGACAGCCTTTACAGGATTTCACGAGTAGTGCAAATTTCCGCACTATTTAATCAAGGCAATATTTTAGAGGATAGCTATAAGGAAGAATTTCTCGATTATGGCGATAACACGCAAGATTTGATTGCCACCATTGTCTATAGAGACACGGCAAATGATAATGTGTTTCCCCAGAATACCAGCGTGCAAATTATGCGGGGCGATGCAATTGAAGCTGATAGTATTCGTCAAACTTTTGATCTATCTACTTTTGTCAGCAGCAGAGAACAGGCTATTAAATACGGAAAGCTCTTATGTCAGCAGCGACGATTCTCCCGGAGAGCCATTGAATTTAAAACATTTCCCACCGAAAGCCCAGTTGCACCTGGCTCATACATTTACGTGCAATTAGACCAGAACCAATGGGACGACATTAGGAGTGGAATCGTCGAAGAGGAAGGCAGTCTTAATATTCCTTTGGCGGAAGACGCCGTAAATGGCAATTTTACCATATTGCTTTACAACGGCCAAGATTCACCCACGAAGCTATCTTCTGTTCCCATCGTTAATAATCAATCTTCTGCATTAGCAGGCTATGAAGGATGGCTTTTTGTGCTTGGCACTCAACTAACGACAAAGCGCGTCTTCCGTGTCACTGGAGTTTCAATGGAAGAAGAAGGAGAAATCACTATTAGCGCAGTCGAGCATCAATGCGACGAGACTGGAGGCGCCACATTGTCTAAAATAGCGAATTTTGATGATTCCTTCTTGGTTGAATAAAAACGTTGCTATCATAAACAAAAAGCTTTAAGACAATGCCGTTCTATACTGGTCGCACTGGCAAGCTGCGCCTTGGTGGCAGTGAAGTGTCGAAGGTTCGTAATTGGACACTGGACACATCTGTAAACATGCTGGATACCACAGCACTGGGAGACACTGCCAATACTTTCACGCCAGGCCTATTTAGCGCCACTGGCAGCGCCACGTTGTCTTATTACAACGGCGATGCCACTGACGTGACCAATCTTCTTGAGAGGATCACCAAGACTGGTGCAGTCACCGAAAGTGATCGCGTGAATCTCACTTTTGAAGTGGGCACGAGTCAGTCTTTCAATGCTGATGCCTACATCAATAGCGCCAGTATCACTTCTTCCACTGATGAGCTGACCACTGTTTCGTTTAATTTTACAATTGACGGTCCTCTTGATGCAGTGGTTCTCACTGGTACCACTTGATACCTTGCGAACAATGTTCGTACAATAGAATAATCAATGCTGCGGCGAAATGACATTCTTTGTTGGCCATACAGGCGCTATTAAGCTTCAGCGTGGAGGCGAAAACACCTTTACGGCCAGCGTTTCTCCAAACGATGTCAATACTGTATTAAATCGCTTTAGCTTTGAAGGGAGTGACGATAATTTAATTACAGGCGATCTCCTTGAAATCTCGACGGAGGATGATAGGGGATTGCTATTTATGCCAGCCACGTTCTGGAGCATTCCAGGGCCAACTGTAGATGGCTATAGCGAAGTTGTTTGGACGTCTGGTAGCACAGCGGCATTGTCTGGCTGGTTAGATGACGACATTACCACCAGCAGTGATTTGCCTCCAGAAGGCTACGATGAATTTAGACTTAGCGATTTTATCATTGCAAACAACATTAGAACATATGCCAATGTAAACAGAGTGGGCGGCATTCGTCTGTTTGAGAATTTTAATGATGCCGTTAACAATGAAAGAGCAAACGAATACGCTTTAGCGGAATTTTACGGCGAGCCCATTGAAATTACAGTTGGCGTAAGAGACACAAGATATAACACACTAGGTTCTGTCACTTCGTTTGAGATTAATACTGACAGGGCTGCGATGGAGACAACAAGTCTCTCTGACAAATTTAAACAGCAATATTCGGCGGGGTTGCTAAGTGGCAATGGAAGCATTGAATGCCTGTTTAGTTACGAAAGCGTGTCCAATCAGGACACGCCATTGTTCTTGCTGCAGGTTATTAATCGCTTAGAAGTGGGCACTAATTTCAAGGCTTTGCTTTCAATTTCTTCCGTCGACCAAACGCCTACATTTAGAGAGGAAGTATATTACGAGATCGAGGCAGTAGTCACCAGGGCAGGAGTGACTGTCACGTCGGATGCATTGGTGGCATGTTCTATTGATTTTGTTACCACTGGCGACTTCAAGCTACGTGTGGGCATTACTCCGGAGTATATTCTCAAGGAAGACAATGACGCAATTTATCTTGAACAGGGTCTTGATTATCTGTTGAAAGAAGTGACAGACTGATAAAGCAAAGAAAGAGCAGCGATAATAGCTATTATCGAGAGAGACTAGACTGTATTTAGCCCTGCCTTTTTGAGAGATGGCCGATCAAAGAATTACGGAACTCGTCGAACTTCCTCAGGGAGGCGTAGCTTTTAATGATGTTCTGCCCATTGCAGACGTTAGCGCCAGTCAAACCAAAAAGGTGCAAGTCAAGAGCCTGATCCAAGCGGGCTTTAATCTTGCGGATGCTTCGACTCTTGATATTTCAAAGATTAACCAGGCCAGCGCAGCAAAACTTACTGGCACATCTATTGCTGCAAATACTCTCACTTATGACAAGATTCAGCAGGTAAGCGCCAATAAACTGCTTGGCCGAAGCGCGTCCACTGGCAATGTAGAAGAAATTGATTGCACTGTTTATATTCGCACACTTCTTGATGATGCCAATGCCGCCGCTGCTCGTTCCACATTGGAACTGGGCGTGGTCGCCACGGGCAATACCATCAACACCAGTCTTCTTGAAGATTTAAGTGTTACCACTGGTAAGATCAACAACTCGGCCGTTACGGCGGCGAAGCTGGCTAGCGATGCAGTGGAGACTGCGAAAATTCTTGATGGCGCCGTCACTTCTGCGAAAATTCAAACAAGTGGAATCACAGGCAGTAATGTAAGCGCTGGCGCCATTGACACGGTTCACTTGGCTACTAGCGGCGTCACGCTCATCAAAATGGCTGCCAATTCAGTTGGCACCATTCAATTAGTCGACAGCGGAATCACTCAGGCAAAGCTTGCTGCTGATGCAGTGGCAACTATTAATCTTGTTGCCAGTGGTATTACGCAGCCCAAGCTTGCCGCAAATGCCGTAGCAACGATTAATCTCGTTGATAGTGGTGTTACTTTCGCAAAACTTTCCTCGGATAGTGTCAATACGATTAATTTAGTTGCAAGCGGCGTTACGCAAGCAAAGCTTGCTGCTGACGCAGTGGCAACCATCAATCTTGTTGATAGTGGCGTCACGCAGCCAAAGCTTGCAAGTGGTTCAGTTGCCACTATTAACGTTATTGATTCCGCCATCACTCTCGCGAAAATGGCAAGTGGCAGTGTCAACACTGCTCAGCTTGTAGACAGTGGCGTAACACAAGCGAAGCTGGCTTCTAATGCTGTCAATACAATCAATTTGGTAGATAGCGGCATTACGCAGCCCAAGCTTGCCGCCAATGCGATTACCACTGTAAACATCGCCGATAGCGGAGTTACCACTGCAAAGCTTGCATCTGGCGCTGTCACTATTTCAAAGCTTGGTCTTTCTTCTGGAGAGCTTTCTGGCGCTGTAATCACTGCCAGTTCCATTCCTTCTGGAAGCTATGCAAGTGGTTCTATTCCCACTGCAGCCGTTGAAGATAATGCAATTGTTTTTGCCAAGATCCAGCAAGTGGCAAGCGGCGTGCTGCTTGGTCGTGCGTCTGCTGGTAGTGGCAGCGTGGAAAGCATTACGCTCACAGCAGCAGGCAGGGCGTTGTTGGACGATGCAGACGCTGCTGCGCAACGCACCACGCTTGGCCTGGAAACCATGGCTGTGCAGCCCGCATCTGGCGTGGCAATCACTGGAGGCACGGCTGTGCTCAGTAGTGGCACCATCACTTACGCCACGATCAATGGCGGCGTAATTAGTGGTATCACTGATCTTGCCATTGCAGACGGTGGTACGGGAGCCTCCACTGCATCTGGAGCACGCACTAATCTTGGCTTGGCAATTGGCACTGACGTGCAGGCTTACGATCCTGCTCTTGCTTCCATCGCAGGACTGACCACTGCATCTGGCCAGTTCATTTATACCACTGCTTCTGACACTTACGCTACTGCCACAATCACTTCTGCTGGTCGCGCCATTCTTGATGATGCAGATGCGAGTGCGCAGCGTACCACGCTTGGACTTGGCTCGCTTGCTGTAAAAAATACAGTAGGAAGTGGCGATTACGATTCTTCTTCCATCGTCACTGCCAATATTGCCGATGGCGCAATTACTATGGCAAAGCTTGCTGACAGTGGCGTTACTACTGTCAAAATTGTCGATGCAAGCGTCACGGTAGATAAGCTTGCGAATAACGCTGTAACCACTGCAAAAATTATTGATAGTGGAGTTACTACTGACAAGATTGCGAATGGAGCTGTTTCTTACGCAAAAATTCAAACCACTTCTGCAAGCGATGTGTTGCTTGGTCGGTCCTCAGCAAGCGGTGGCACTGTAGAAGAAATCCCTTGCACTTCTGCGGCGCGCTCCATTCTTGATGATGCCAGTATTGCTGATATTCGCACAACACTTGGTCTTGGCACATTAGCGCTACAAAATGGCAGCTTTGCTGGCACATCCACTGGTACCAACACTGGCGACCAGACCATCACGCTTTCCGGAGACGTTACAGGCACTGGCACGGGGGCGTTTGCTGCCACCATTGCCAACTCTGCAGTCACATCAGCGAAGATCAATGATGGGGCAGTTATCACTGCAAAGATTAGTGACGATGCTGTTACTAGCGCCAAAATGGCAGATAATTCTGCCGCCATTGTTGCAGGTTCCGCCCCAGTAGGCAGCGGCATCTTCATTGGTCAGCAATGGCTTAATACTGGCACTGGCGTTGAATACACTTGGACGGGAAGCGAATGGTTGCGACAGTCTGGACTGTCCACCACTGTTATTTCTGGCGACACTGTTTATAGCTTTACCACTTCCTATCCCGATGCTTTTAGTGCATCGATTGTTCCCGCGTTAAACACGCAAGTTGCTACGCGCTTCTTTGCTGGTCCCGCAAGTGGTAGCGCTGATGCTGCCCCAACTTTCCGTGCTATCACTGCTGACGATCTTCCAAAAGGCACCACTTCAGCCTTAGGCGTAGCCCAAGCTGGCACGGGCCTGGTCACTGTTAGTGGCATCTTTAACCATGCCAATAGCGTTGCATCTGGCATCTATTACAAGGTGACAGTAGACGCGCAGGGGCATGTAAGCGCAGGGGAGGCAAGTCTTGTTGCAGATGACATTCCTGCTCTTCCTGCATCGAAAATCACCACTGGCACATTTGGTAGTGGCTTTATTGCGGACGATTCCATTCTTGCTTCCAAGCTTGCTAACTACTCAGTGAGTCAGTTTGGTGAAGCGCCGCCAGTTGCTGATTTTATTGGGCAATTCTTCTTCAATCCATTGGAGAAAGATCTCTATCTGTGGGATGGTAACGTTTGGAACCCTGTTGGCATTTCAGTGGGGGAGATTATTTTTGGCGGTACATACAATGCAAGCGGGAATGTTATTGCTAGCACTAGTAGTGATGGCGCAGCGGTTGGTTTAACCGTTGGTCAACCACTTCCTACTCCTTCGTCTACGTTCAATCGTTATTACGTGGTTGTAGCCAGTGGAGGCACTGGCACATCGCCAGCCCCTACTACTGTTTTACAGCCGCCCGACATTTTACTTTGCAATGGTGCTGCTTGGACAGAAGTGGACGTCAGCTCCACTTATCTTTCGCAGAGTGCTGCACAAGTTTCATTCTCGCCTGCTGCGAGCATTTCTGCTGGCAATGTACAAGCGGCCATTGAAGAAGTTAGTAACGAATGCAGGAATGTCAACAACGTGGCGAGTGGTATTCTTGCCACCGGCTATGGCGGAACAAGCTTTAACTCCTATACGAAGGGCGACATTCTTGTCGGCAGTGGCACCACTCTTGTCAAGCAAGCAGTGGGAACCAATGGTCAAGTGTTGACTGCTAATTCTGCTTTTGGCGGAGGCGTGCATTGGACCACTCCTGCAAGTGGCACTGTTTTATCAGTTAGCGTTAACGCTCCGCTCACGGTTGTTAGCGGCACGACCAATGCTGTCATTTCCATTCCTGACGCATCAACAAGCGTCAGGGGAAGCGTTCAGCTCACTGATTCCACGAGCACAACAAGCTCAACGCTTGCTGCTACTGCCACTGCAGTGAAGAGCGCTTTTGATTTAGCCAATGCTGCATTGCCACGAGCTGGCGGCACCATTACTGGCGAAGTGGTCATTGGCAATTCTGGCACATTGCTGTTTGAAGGTTCCACTGATAATGCTTTTGAAATTCAACTTACTGCTGCTGATGCCACTTCAGACAAAATTGTCACTTTACCAGACACTACTGGCACCATTATTACAACTGGCGACACTGGTACAGTCACCAATTTAATGCTTGCTGGCAGCATTGCCGACACTAAGCTGTCTACGATTTCCACTGCCGGCAAGGTTAGCAATAGCGCCACCACCGCTACCAGCGCCAACACTGCTAGTGCAATTGTTGCTCGTGACGCAAGTGGTAATTTCTCTGCCGGCTCCATTGATGCCACCATTGATGAAGGCACCTTCTAATCATTAAAAAGAAAAGCCTTTTAGAATTGCGAAAGACTAATTAGTCTTCTGTAATTCCGAAAGGCTTTAATTATGGCTGGTGTTCTTCAGCATCTGCGTTCATCAACGCTTAATAAGCGTCCTAACCCTGCTTCCATGGTTGATGGCCAATTGGCCATTAATTATGCAAGTGGAAGTCCTGGAGCTTTCTTCAAGGACAGCAACGGTAATTTAGTAAAAGTGGGGCCTGCGCATGTGGGAGCAACTGCTCCTAACGTGAGCCCTGCAAGTGGCGGCACTGCTGGTAATAGCCTTGGCGAGCAATGGCTTGATACAAGTGGTGGCACTTATGTGTTTAAGATTTGGGACGGGGCTGCATGGCGCAGTGAGGCTGGTGAGTTTGTAAACGTCACTGGCGACACGATGACTGGAGCGTTGGGCGTTATTGTAGGCTCAGCTTCCACGCCAGGACTATTTTTTAGCGGGGACGCAAATTCTGGACTGTATTCCCCCGGCGCAGACCAAGTGGCCATCAGCACTGGCGGGTCTGGCAGGTTGTTTGTGGATGCGAGTGGGCGCGTTGGCGTTGGGACAAGCCCTAGTTATGCGCTGCATGTTTCTGGTACTGGTACGGTCAGCTCGCGGACCCTTGCTACAGATGCAACCGGCGACGCTTCGTTCTTTGTCCAGAATGATGGCAATGGAATTTGTGGCCCACTTGTCTACGGAAGCACTAAAACTGCATACGGCGCATTAGCTTCTAACGAAACTGCTTTTTATTCCAATAGAAGCACTACGATAATGGCAGATGGCGGAAGTGCCGTCATCAAGTTCGCAACTGGAGGTAACACCGAACGCGCCCGCATCGACAGCTCCGGCAGGCTCTTGGTTGGTACGTCTAGTGCGTCTGGCTCTGGAGGAGCAAAACTAGAAGTAGCCAAACAAACCATGACAACAAGCGACATGGGCTTGGCGTCATTTCAGCTTGCAAGCGCCAGCAGTCGTTGGCCTCAAGTATTTCTGGAGAAAAGCCGAGGAGCAGCGGTTGGACAGAAGACTTTGGTTGTTGATGGCGATTCCCTTGGTGAACTTGCCTTCCGGGGTGCAGACGGGACTAACTATCTAACAGGTGCAAATATTGTTGCGACTGTTGATGGAGTCGCTTCTACAAATGATCTTCCAACGCGCTTAGTGTTCTCCACTACTGCGGATGGGGCGGCTTCTCCGACGGAGCGGATGAGGATTACGCAAACTGGAGAGATATATGTTTTTTGCGCTAGCGGTGCGTGGAATCACACAGCAAACAATGGAAGTGGTGCTGGCACAGTATCTGCACTTTACCAAGGAAGATACGGCGCTACTGATAACACTGGGACCACGGGGACTCAATCTTATGTTGTCTGGACAAATGGTAACGTCCAGAACACCAACAACAGCTATACCGCCATTTCTGATATTAAGCTGAAGGAAAATATCGTTGATGCTGGATCTCAATGGGCCGACCTAAAGGCTCTGCGCGTTCGCAACTACAACCTTAAAGAAGGCCAAACTCACCGGCAGATTGGTCTGATTGCCCAGGAGGTTGAACCCATCAGCCCTGGCCTGGTCTACGAATCACCAGACCGCGACGCCGAAGGCAACGACCTTGGCACCGTCACCAAGAGCGTCAACTACTCGGTGCTCTACATGAAGGCAGTCAAGGCGTTGCAGGAAGCAATGGAGCGCATCGAAGTTCTGGAACAGCGTCTTGCTGATGCTGGTATCGCTTAGCAATAGAAGTCCCCTTCACTTCTTGCCCTAGGCGGTTTCCCGAAGAAACCGCCTTTCTTTTCATTGCTAAACTAACAAAGACCATTCTTTTTAACCATGGCGATCACTTACACTTGGGGCGTTTCCCAACTTGAAAGGCAGCTTTCGAGCGGTATTGTCTACACCGTCCACTATACGATTTCTGCCGATGATGGCACGTATGCTAGTTCGGCATACGGCAGTCTTGGCCTTGAACCCCCTGATGAGGACGACGAGATTCCTTATGCTCAGCTCACCCCTGAAATCGTCACCGGCTGGGTGAAAGATAAGTTTGGCGATGAGAAAGTGGCAGAAATTGAAGCCGCCCTTGCAGAACAAATTTCTCAACAACGCACTCCCACTACTGGTACTGGCCTGCCTTGGAGCTGATAAATGGCAGCGAAATCGAAAGTTGGCATTAGCGGCCAGAAGCTTCATTCTCCTAATCGTCGCAAGAAGACTAGGCAAGGTAATGGAGCGAATAGCAAAGCTTCTCATGGGCGCAAGCTTATGCGAGGCCAAGGTAAATAATTACGGGGCCGAAAGGCCCTTTTTCTTTTAGCAGTACAATGGAAGAAAGCATTGTTTCTCATGGGCCAAATCATTGCAGGCGGTGAACAGTTTGAAACTCATATTGAAGCTGACTATCGTGGACAGATCTTAAAGACAGGCCCTGATAGTGGAGCCGTTGATGCCTTTGGTCGTGCTCGCACCAGTGCTCCCTATACGCTTTTTGATAGCACGATGCGTTATGACAAGCGTGCTGACCAATGGTTCGATCGCGTATCCAACGGAGGTGTGGTCACGTATTTAACAAATGAAAGCAGCACTGCTTTGACGACTACAACTGCGTCTGGCGATACAGTATTGCGTAGAACCAAGCAATGCTTTCCGTACCAACCAGGAAAGAGCATGATGATCATGCAAAGCTTTGCTGGCACCACTCCCGTCTCTGGTTTCATTCAAGAAGTGGGCTTCTTTGATGACCAGAATGGAGTGATGTTTAGGGCAAGTGGTACTACTTTGCAAATGGTCATTAGAAGCTTTACGTCTGGCGCCATTGTTGAAAATGCAGTCGATCAATCAGCATGGAATATCAATACTCTTGATTCGCTGGACATCTCTAAAGCTCAAATTTTTACCGCCGATCTTGAATGGCTTGGCGTGGGACGAGTAAGAGCTGGCTTTGTAGTCAATGGCGAGATTATCTATTGCCATGAATTTAATCATTACAACGCATTGACTAGTGCATATATGACAACGGCTATTTTGCCATTGTCCTATCGTATTCACAATGCTTCCACTCAAGCTTCAGAGCGAACTATGAAGCAAATTTGTAGCAGCATTCTTAGTGAGGGAGGATATGAACCAGATGGCGCTGTGTATTCAGTGGGTCATGATCTTGCCACTGTCGCCAACACTTCTGGAGAGCGTATCACTGCTGGCATCCGCATGGCAAGTGGTCGCACTGGTAATGTTATTTTGCCTGTGAGGATTTCCACTGCCACTTCCTCTAGCGATGTTGTGCTATGGAGGCTTCGTCTTAATCCAACGCTAAGTGGAGTTGTGTGGAGCGCTGCGGACAATGAAAGGGGTAATGTGGAAGTTACAACTAGTGGCATTGCGACAGGCGGCACAGTGGTCGATGCAGGCTTTGTAAGCCAAGGTAGTGCGAATAATTACGACATTGCAGTGGCCATTCGTCTTTCCTTAGGGCAAAATGCGTCTGGCGAAAGCGACACCCTCATTTTGACTGTCGACAGTTCTGTTAACGCCAAAGCTCTTGGTATGATCGGCTGGGTAGAAATCGCATAATTCGCCTACAATAAAAGAAAAAGCTTATCATGATTACGCCAGGTAAACACGATATTACAATTTATCAGGGCGCAACTTTTGAGCTTCAGTTGCAATACAAGGATGCTTCTGGTGTGCCGGTCAACATGAGCGGCTACACCGTGGCGTCCAAGCTATATGATCGCCTAGGAAGTTCTAAGCTTGCTGATTTTGCCGTATCATACGTAAATCAAGCTAGCGGTATTTTCAAGCTACGTCTAGAAGCTTCTGGAACAAGCGGGATTACAGAGCAGGGGCAGTATGACGTGCTGATTACGGAACCTGATAATAGTAAGTATTATCTTGTAGAGGGCAATGCCTTTATTAATCTTGGCTTGAGCTTCAAATGACAGTTATTGTGCAACAGTCTCCTTCCATTGTCTCAATTACTGAGGCGGAGGATTCCATTGTTGTCATTAATGAAGAAAGTAATGCAATAGAAATACAGGCTCTTCCGCCATCGCCAAGGCTTGAGTTTTTTGGCAGCGGCCCTCAAGGAGCTATTGGTCCTCAAGGGGAAAAAGGAATTAATTTAGACGAAACCGCTAAAATTGATGGAAGCGTAGTTTATTACGATGCTGCTGCGGCAAAGTTTAAGGCAGACGCAACAATTACTACCAATCTTCTTACTGACGGAGGCAATTTCTAATGGCCAATACCATTCGCATTAAGCGCAGGGCTTCTGGAGGTAGTACTGGCGCGCCCGCGAGCTTGGCCAATGCTGAACTTGCCTATAACGAAAGTGATACTGGCAATGGCGTTCTTTATTATGGCTATGGTACTGGCGGCGCTGGCGGAAGTGCCACGCAAGTTGTTGCCATTGGCGGCGATGGTGCATTCGTAAATCTTACCGGCTCTCAAACGATTAGCGGCAATAAAACTTTTACTGGCACGCTAACAATGAGCGGTGCCACGATTGACGGCTTTAGCACCACTGGCAATGTAACAATTGGTGGAAATTTTACCGTCAACGGCACTACAACTACTGTCAACAGCACAACAATTAGTGTTGACGATAAAAACATTGAACTAGGCAGCGTTGCAAGCCCCACTGACACCACTGCGGACGGAGGCGGCATTCTTCTTAAAGGAGACACTGATAAGACCATTTATTGGGTGAATGCCACTGACGCATGGACGAGTAGTGAACACATTGCCGTAGCAAGCGGTAAGTCTTATTTCATTAACAACAGCAATGTCCTCAGTAGTAGTGCACTAGGAAGTGGCATCATTACGTCCAGTCTGACCAGCGTTGGCACTCTCACTTCTGGCACATGGTCTGCGTCGACCATTGCCGTTGACAAAGGAGGCACAGGACAGTCAAGTTATACAAATGGTCAATTATTAATTGGCAATACCACTGGTAATACACTTACGAAGGCCACGCTAACTGCTGGCAGTGGCATTTCAATTACAAATGGCAATGGCAGTATTACCATTGAATCTACTGGCGTAAGTTTCGCTGCTGGCGATGGTTTAGATCTGGCAGGAGGCACGCTATCAGTTGACTTGAAGGCCAATGGTGGCTTGGTCATTGAAAGCACAGAGCTTGCGCTTGATCTTGGTGCATCTAGTATCACGGGAACTTTGGCTGTTGCCGATGGTGGCACGGGAGCAACAACCTTAACTGGCATCTTGAAGGGTAATGGTACGTCTGCATTTACTGCCGCTGTTGCGGGGACCGATTATCTTGATACAAACAGCACAGTGGATGGAGGAACTTTCTAGATGCCTCGTCAAAATAAAATCATTCTTCGTAATGGCACGACAGTGCCTAATGGAGCAGATTTTGATATTGGTGAACCTGCATGGAATAAAGACGCAGGAACGCTCTATGTAAAGAATTCTGCTGGGGCGATGGTCTCCATTGGGGCGCCTTTTACTGGTGGCACTTTGACTAGCGGACTGGTAGTTGCATCTGGCACCACATCTTTAGCTCCATTGTCATTTCAAGCGGGCACTAATTTAACCACTGCCGCTTCTGGAGTGATGGAATATGACGGCAAGGTGTTTTACAGTACGCCGGCGGGGCGAGGAGTGTCTCCTTCTGCCATGGTTTATCGTCTTAATGCTGATTTGGCTGGCGCAAACAGCACTGCATCACAAAGTGTATTCGGCGTGGGAGTTTCTTTGCAGGCCAATACAGTTTATGCCATGCAAATGGTATTTACATTGGCCAAAACTGCAGGGACCACTTCTCATTCAATTGGATTTAGCTTTGATGGTGGCACCGCCACTTTTAACAACATCCATATACAAGGAATGTATTCCAATCATCAAGCTGCTCCATCTACTACCAGTTCTTTAGCAACTAGCGCTTGGAATTATGGCGTGCATACGGCAACAACTCTGATAAATTACGTCACCAATATTGCAGGAGCTACGCGCACGCAAACAGGTACATTTCACGGCACGTTTAGCGTGAATGCTGCAGGTACTTTCAATCCTCAGTACAAGCTATCTGCTGCGCCAGGGGGAGCCTATAGTACTCTTGCCGGTTCTTTCATTAGCATTTGGCCCATTGGAGCCGCTGGCAGCAACGTATCAGTCGGTCCATGGGCGTAACGCCTAGCATGCAAAAGCATTTCCAGCTCTCATGGTTTTTCCTTTCATTGCAGAAAGTGATTGGTACAAGCAACAAACCGAGCATCTTTCAGACATTCTGGCTGAGCTGCTGACGGACGATGATCCAGCAATGGCTTGCAAAGCATTGAGTGAAACCATTGCCTCGTGGGAGGACTACCACGAGAAGGAACTTGCTAAGTGGAAGCGCCTCAGGGTGCTTCTTGGTCTGGGAGCTGGTACGTAATCCTCAGCTCTCCACCAAGGGCTTTTACGGCCTCGCTAGCGTCCTCTGGTGGGGCCTTTTCAATGAGAATAGACGGGACAATGGCATTGGGGAGGGGCGTGACTTTGGCATCAGGAAATAGTTCGTGAGCCTTTTCAGCAAGAGCGTTTGCTTTTGTTTCCCGCTCGTCTTCTTCCCATCGTTTAACCAGCGTGATTGCCTGCTGATCAATTTTCTTTATTACTGCTTTGGTTTTCCATTCCGACCAATCAGGGCGGCAATGAGCCATGAGCATTTTGAACCATGGCTTCAATGCAAGAGAAGGCCGCCTTGAGGCGGCCCATAAGGCTAGTTCATAGCAAAGTGCATTGAACCAAGATTGCCAATTCATCCTTCTTGAAAAACTGAAATGTATACTGTGCCAGTTTTAGTCAGAGGAAGAATCTTGTCGCGCAAGTCAATATTGTGACAACGCACGCAACCATGAGTGGGGACAAGAGGCTGCTTTGGAGCCCATGCTCCAGGCCAACCATTTGCACTTCCGCCACCATGGGTCATAATTCCTGCCCTGCCACTACCAGCTTCTTGATTTTCTAGTTCGACCATGTCGAAGCTATACCAGCCGTAGGCCATAAGAGTGCGATCATATGCAGGCTTGTCGCCCACTCGCTCATAGTCTTTATAAATAGCGCCAATCTTGTAAATTCCAGGCGGCGTGTCTGAATTTGTGATTTTCCATTCAAAATCACTGTATTGCCCACGAGCGAGACACGGGATTTCCCATAAAAGCTTTCCTTCAAAAGAGAAAGCTTTCATGGTTTCCACTGCATCGTTCACAATCAAATGTGAATCGCCTTTCTTAAAGCCAAAATCTTGCGGACGTTTTTTAGGGCCAATCATAGTAAAAGCAGTGCTCTCAGGGGCATATTCCTTCATGAGCTTAGACAATTTTGCAGGATAATCTGGATCAGTGGCATACGATTGCTCCTTGAGCATTCGTGCTGCTGCATAGCGATTTGGAGCATTATTAATGCCCTTGAAATGACGATAGTCTTTATACCAACGAGTGATCAAATATTCAATGCAAGCAGCAAGACTAGGAAAATCAATGAATCCAGCTTTGATGGTCACCCATTGGCCATCGTAAAATTCTTGCGTGGTAGTAGTAGTGCCTTCGCCTTTTGCACCGATGTAATTGTGGGTGCCAGACACGTGATTGCCAAAGCCACTCTCTAAGCAGCATTGTGCCGCTACCAGTTCAGGGTAGCGAGCGCCATATTTACGGGCAATTTGGAAGCATTCGTTCCAAAAAGCCCGGTTTGAAGGCCACATGGCTTCAGTCCTTCACGCGGAAGATTGCCTTAAGACCAGTCAGCAAAAGCTGGATAACGTTGTTTTCCTTGTAGGGAGTGCGTTCGATAATTTGGTCAGCAGCAGCAACAATGATGCCACCAATAACGAACCATTCAATGCCGCTCATGACGAGAGATGCAATGGAGATATAAATAGCCTAGCGTTCAATCTCTAGATTACGTACTCTATTTTCCATCTCGCTCATCTTGTCTGTCAGAGTGGAAAGCTTTTCTGTGACGGTTTCAATTTGCACTGCCACTCTCGCTTGTTGAGTGCCCACTGCAATGAGCATAGCTCCAGTTGACAGAAGCATGCCAGCCGTAATAGTGGCTACGAAATTTGCAAGGCCGTCCTTGAAACTGTCCATAGCCATCAATCAATACCTTCATTCTATAGAAGAACGCGAGCTGTTAATTAACGTTAAACTATGGACAAGACAACTAAATAGTGCCATGCCAAGAGCGAATGGTCCTGATGAGCTGCTTTATTCTCTCATTGAACTTCGCCCTGGTGACGCAAAGCGTAGGTTTCGCAAGAGCATTTTTGAAGACTATTTCTTGAGAGGGCCATTCGGACAATGTGCTTGCGCGTATTGCGGAGAATGGAAAGAAAAGCTTACGATTGATCACATTGTTCCTAAGAGCAAAGGCGGTCCGCATTTCAGTCGTTGGAACATGCTTCCCGCATGCAAGGCCTGTAATCTTAAGAAGGGCAGCCTTCCAATGCTTGAGTGGTGGCGAGTGCAGCCATTTTGGACGGAAAAGCGAGAAGAAATTGTGATGGCATGGGTGTATTGCAATAGCTTTGTTAGTGCTCACACTGATCAGAAGGAACTTGAAGCATGGTGCGAGAAGAAAGGGATTGTGCTGCCGCTGCATCAGACAATTGAGCATGAAAAAGCCCCCTTCTGGGGGCTTTGTTGTAGTGCCGCTTAGCTCTCGACGGGAGCAAACATCACTTGTTTTCCTGGGAGATCGTAGCGAATGCCCGGCATGGGACAGAATCCTCCTTCGCATTGTTGAGAGGCGTTCTCAAGAGCTTCAACTGCTTCTTGCTGTGGCTCATTTTCCATATTAAAGATGAGAAGGTCAAGGTACCAGCTTGCTTTCTTCAAATCCTCCAAACCATTCTTGTCTTCATAGCGCCAAACATATTTGATGATATTTCCTTTTAGGAAACCCCTAAAGTCGTCTTTGTCCATTGAGGCTTCAATGGCCTCAATACATTCAATGCCACCGTTTTTGGCATAATGACGGGGATGGTTTACGGCGTCAGTCATTAGAAGGAAGATTGGTGAAGGTCAAAAGCCTCGAAGGCTTCTTTAAACAATGGACGAGCGAGGGAGGCAAGCGCTTGAGCATAGGCTTGAATTTCGCCTTGGCTATCGGCCTTGTCTCGCAATGAAATGAAATGCAACAAAGCTTGCAAGCTACAGGTCCAGGTGAAGGACGTGTAGGTGGACATAGGCAGAATGCCCCGTGCCTGCTCTTTGCTCACTCCTAACGTCAGCAGCGCTTTGTAAGCCTGCTTGGTTTGCTCTAGAGCCTTGGCGTATTCAATCATGGCCACTTGGTTCATGCTGGGCTCTAGGGGGCCGCTAGAGGCCTGCTTGTTACTAGGGCTTTGTTGGCGGAACCCACGAGGCATGTAATAGGCTTCGTCGTCAGCTTCGCAGTAGCGGAAGCTTTTCTCATTCCAGCCAAGTGTGTCATTAGCGAACGTACCACCAATTACATGCTTCCACCATTGCCGACAAATGAACAATGGAGCCTTCACTTGCCATTTTGTGACCACGCCACGAAATGGACTGGTGTGTTGATGCTTAACGAGATAGTTCAGCAGCTTCTGGTCCTTTTCAGACCATTCGCTGCTTGTTTGATCAAAGCTTTGGCGAGCATCGCAAACAATGTCGAGGGAGCTTCCCATCCAGTCGATGAGACGCACCATGCTGATGCCATCCATCAGCGGATCAATTTGATTCATCATTCAGCCTTGTCAGTGGCAATGAGAAAGCGAAAAGTGGCAACAACCAGCACCCAATTCCAAAAGCCAAGCACAAAGCCGGGAAACAGTAGGCCACTGCAAATGCTTACAAGCCATGCGCGTAGGCACAACATGCCAAAAGCTACGAGCAAAACGGCCGCAGTTTTAGAGATGTCTTTAAGAAGATCGTCAGTTGCCTTGGTAAGCATTGGTGATCAGCGAGAGAGGCCGAAGTCGTTGCAAACTGATTGTAGGAGCAATGTCCGTAGCTGAATGCCAGCGTACTCGTGCCTTTCTGGCTCGTCCGCTTGCATCAAAACCTTCAATGGTGCCAACAATGGAAGAAGGCATCCACCCTGCTGCTGTACGTTGTACGTACACAACGTCCTGTCCTGGAAGCCATTCATGGTTGCGAGGCGTGCGAGGGAGCTTGTAAGGACGGTAGCCCGTCCCGCATTTTACGGCATTCTTCCCATCGTTCACCCGATAAACAAACTGCTTGCCAAATCGCTGCATGGCTAGGCTAAACGAAACAATGCAAGGACAATGAGCACTTTCTCCATTCCAATCGGCCTAAAATACAATGGTCAAGATTGTATTGGCGTTATGGGGCCTTTTGAACGGAGCATGGAGCGAGACTTCGCTCTCGTTGCTAATAAGAAGGCGCTGAGTGAATGCAGCGACATTGACAAGCTGCGTGAAGTGGCTTGCACAATGATGGAAGGTTGGAGCAATATGCAAGAAGCAGTGACTGCCTTGGTCAAGGAGAATCTTGAACTGCGTCAAGCAATGCAGCTTCAAGAACGCGATCTGCAAGCTGCTGATGAGCTTCTTGGTGAAGCTGCTGAAACCGTTACGCGCTTCGCAGAAAAGCAGCAATCTGCTCAAGCCAAAAAGTTTCCTTGGCCGTTTGGGTGGTAAGAAGGAAGACTTTCCAGCCGCCGATGGTGGCAAGATTAAACTTGCGGGCATCACGCTCGTAGCCTGAGCCGGTTACATGCCTTCCACGACTAAAGGTACCTCCTTGTATTTCAATGAGCGAGCGAGAAGGAAGATGCGCAAAATCGGCTCTATAGCGTTTGGAGCGCTTGCTCTTGGCGTAGCGCTCTTGAAAATCCACCTCCCAAGTCTCGACATCGCTGTATTCCCTAATCAATGGAAGATCGGGAAACCGTGCTTGCCACAGTCCGAGAAATTGATCTTCAAGAGCGCTCACTGATCAGACGGCAGCAAACGTTACGTTAGCGCCTTGGTTTTGATACTTGCCATCTCCATAGTCACTTCGTGAGTCTTCATTGAGACGAACGAACATGACTTGCACAATCCCTTCGTTGGCATAAATGCGAACGGGAAAAGCCAAGGGATTGACAATACAAATAGTGAGATGGCCAGACCAACCAGGCTCAATTGGCGTAACGTTAATGATCGTGCCTTGTCGAGCATATGTGCTCTTGCCGTCAGTGATCCCCATAATGTTAGACGGCATTGTCAGGAGTTCCACACTCACGCCAAGAGCGTAGGAGAACGGCGGTAGCACGAAGAACGTTGAGCCATTCTTCTCGATGGGCTCCGCTTCCACCATGAGCTCCTTGTTGAAGGCCTTCACGTCAAGCACTTCGCCTTGGCCAATGGCAGCAGCGTAATTATTGATGACCATGAAGCCTTTCGGGGAAAGGCTCAGATCATATCCGGCATGACTGAGTCCGTATGAGAGGGCTTTTGTGCCATTGGGAAGCTCTCTGGTTTTCTCTGCGACGAAAGGAAAAATAATATCATTTTCAGCAAGAATGCTGATTTCCTTGTCATTAAGAAGCATGGCTCAAAGAAAAGAAAAGGGGCTCTTAAGAGCCCCGTTTGCAAGATGAAAGCTTATTTGCTTACATCCATGGTTGGAACTGGCAATCCACCCTCAGTTGGCACATAGATTGTGCGATTGCCTTTTTCGCTGCCCTCTTGGAGGCCAGTGATGTAAAGGTACTGAAGGTAGCGAGGATTGTCTTTAAGACTGTCGCCGATAATGCGATTTGCCTCTGCAACACCTTTTGCTCGTTCCACTTCAGCTTCAGCAAGCTTGGATGCGGAATCCATTTTTGCTTGAGCTTCTAGAACTGCCACTTGCCGAGTGTATTCAGCCTTCTGCAGTTCTGCTTTGCCATTAAGGCTTTGCCGCCATACGTTGTACTGGGGGCCGCCAATCAAAGAAAGTGCGACTATACCAATCACTGAAAAAGCGACTACGGCGGCGACAACTGAAAATTCCCTGTCGTCGTACATGAATCAGAAAGGATCGTCAGAGAAGCTTTGCTTGGCCTTATTGCCGTTGTCCCACATCGAAGCGTAGGCTTTGGGAGAATTGTCAAGCTTGTTGACAGTCACTTGCCCTTTGAAATGAGGGGCAGTATCCTTATCGCGCTTGTCATTGTCCCAAAGAGCGAAACGCAGGGAATAGTTTCCTTGGGGGTTGGTACCAGCTTTCTTCATGGCATTGAGAATGTCGGGGGTAAGATCGACAGTGCCAGAGAAAGCGGGAGAATTGCCAGCGGGCATTGAGTGGTCCTCAGAGGAGTGTAGTAGGCCCTGGAAGGGGCATCAGAAGCATAGCGCTATGGACGGAGGAGTCAAGCCCCACGGTCCATAGAAATTGTTAAGGGGCGTCCGCCTGGGTAGTGGTCGAAGAAGAACTGCTGCACCTTCTGCACCATGATGCCTGCCTGCATGGCAAGCTCCGCTGCTGAAAGGCTTACAACTTGCGCTTCCTGACCAGCTCCCGTGTCGGGATCGTAAATAGCAATGGCACAATGTGCTTCATTGACTTCGATGTCATACATCTGTTCAATGGCTTGCACGTAGGCGCCAAGCTGCATGCGATAGTCGGCTAGCTGTGTATCAGGCTTTGCCTTGTAGCTCGTTTTCCAATCCAGCAGCGCATAGGCGCCGCTGTTCATTTTGGCGAGCATATCAAAGGTGCCTGAGTAGCCAATTTCTTGCGCAGGATCGTACCAAGCAATGGCGCTTTCGACAAGCAGCGGACTATCTACGCGCTCAAGAAAACCAACGATGCTTTCAAAATAAGGCACGTAGTTTTCATGAGAATCAAGATGCGTTTGGATGTCTTCGCCATTCCAGAAATCTTCTAGAACACCGTGAAGCCAATTGCCTCGATCCACTGCATTACGAGTGCGACGATTAGCCTCTTCATCCCCGACTTTCCTGCGCCAGTTCATGAGCGCTGCAATCTTGCCAGGCGATGAACACGCGCTCGCAATAGTTGTCACAGAGGGCAAAACAAGTCCTTCTGGGACATTTGGAAAATTTTGCAAGTGATAATAACGTTTCTTCTGAATCTGGAGCCGGTTGGGTTCGTAGCGGGGAAACGCTGGCATTTGAAGGGATGCAAGGCATAGATCGTAACAAGCCACTTTCAATCATGATTCCTGATGTGAGAATCAATGTCGTATTGCGTGTCCTCTATTGCGCGCCGAAGTTCAATGATGTCACTCTGAAACTCCCCTAAAATATTAAACAGCTTTTCAATACTCAAGCCGTTTTCTTTCATCAAACATTTCGCCATCATTCGCCCATCGAGAGAAAGTTCGTCGGACGCAAGAACTGTTTCTTTATGAGTTGTCATTTTTCGTTCATGTCCCAGAAATAGTCGCAGCCTTCTTCATCGCATGGAGGCGCAGCGAAATAGCTCTGCCAGCGACTTGCAGGCGCCATGTAGCGCCAACAATTTTCTTTAATAGGGCATTCGCCCCCCAAGCACATCGCAATGTCAGCCATGAGAATAGTTCGAGCAGTTTGACGGAGGAATTGCTTATCAACCAAAGGATGATTAGCAATGGTCTCAAGAACAGCAGCAATACGACGATCACTGCTAAGCGTGTCTTCAGGAAAGCTCCAGAACGCTTCATGACAAGCATCAATTAGAGAGCGACGATTCTGCACGCTTTTCTTCCATTGTTTCGTATTCTTCAACCATGGTTGCCATTGCAGCCATTATTGAAGTTTCAAAGAAACCACAGGCCAAAACAAATTGCTTGAAATGCTCAACAATTTCAGGACAATAAATGTTATGGAATGAATAGGAAACCTTGGTTTCTCCTTCTTCGTAAAGAAAGGTGAACCGGCTCATGGAAGAATCAGCGAAAGGATAGAGAGAATCGACAGGGCAATGATCAGGCATACGAAGGTAACGAGAAGGAACAGGCCAAGAGGATCATTCGCCAAATAGGGCGGGAGGAAGCTCAGTAATGGGAATGGCATCATCATCAATGCAAACTGCTCCAGCAAAGGCCCGCGCTAAGCGGGCCGCTGCCAGGTCTATTGCTTTTTTGCTACGAAAGCTTTCATGCCTTCAATAATGGCGGCAGTATCTTCAAGGCCGCGCACGGCATTGATTTCTTCAGTCATTTCAGCTTTGCTGATGACAATTTGCTCCTGCTTGGCCCATAGCGTCATCATTGCTGCGACGACGTTTCCGAAGGCTTGCCAGCTTTTGACTTCCGTGGCGCGAGCAAGTCCAATGCTTTCAAGAGCAGCTTTGCCTGCAGCCATAGAAGCTTTCTCGTCGGCATAGTTCAACGGATTGGCTTTGCAAACTGCTGTGAGAGCTGCTTTTGCGTCGAAGGGCTCAGCGGACCCTGTATCGGCGGCGGCAGTAGCCCCTTCCGCTCCAGCATCAGAAGTGCCACCAGTAGTTGCCGTCGCATCCTTCTTGGCCGCACGAGCAGGCTTTGGGACATCTTGCTGCAGCGCCGGTTTCGGCGCTTCTTCTTTAGGGATGTCTTCTCCGGCATAGAGCCGAAGACCAAGGCCCGTGAACGTAGCAATGGCCTTGACGCTCGCACGTTGGATGTTGTCGCTAATGGCACGACCATCAAGCTGCTGAATGGAATTGTGCTTCCTGTCCATCACGGGGAACACGAGAGCAGGCGTGCGACGCACGCCGTCTGTGAGATAGGGACGAAGGATGAAAGCGCCAGGCTCGCCAAACACAGGCCAGCCAATAGTCTTCTCTTCAAAGGCCACGAAGAGCGTCGGGAAATGCTCCTTCAGATAGCGGAAGGCAAAAGGCCACGACAGGTAGGAAAGGCCTTTGTAGTCCTTTTCAATGTGAGGTCCGATGTCAGGCGTATCGTAAGCAGCGCGAAATGCTTCAGCGCTGATTTCGAGCGGAGTGAACATACCAAGAGAACGTTCAATCATTGCTTGTTTTGCGGGATCTTCCATGCTGGAAAAGTCGGAGGGGGAATAGGTGAGGATGGCGTGATTCATTCTTCTGGGAAGGCAAAATGCCAATCAAGAAGGTATTCTTCGCTTTCCCTATCAAAGGAAAGCCGTAAGTCAAGCACGAGCACTCCAGTATCAGAAAGAAAGCAATCAAGACAATGAATCACATCATGATCCATTTTTTTCATCCGAGCAGAAAGCTCAGACGTTGTGAGATTGGGAAAGTCCATCAATCCAAAGAAGCCACGGCCTTGTAGCCGAAAGGCTGATATTCGCCATACATGATGACAAACATCTTGGAAGGCATTTCGCTTTTGACAAGCAAGCTGTCACCAGGAAGGGGCCAGTCGTTGATTGCCCTCACGTCAGTGGGCTCTTCCAAGCAATTAGGATCGTAGTTCTCGGTGAGAACGCCTTCTTCCCAAAGCAGCTTCACTTCAGTATCGGGATGCTCCAGAAGAAACTCTTCGCAAGCAAATTTAAGCTGAGAAACCTTCATAGTCTTCAATAGGGGCAGAGGGAACAGCTTGGTCTTCTACCAAAGAGAATGCGCCATCAGAAAGAACTGCATTACCTTCCCATACGGGAGTGACGCGAATAAGGCGTTCAACAGTCTCGCTGAGGCTTAGTCGTGCTTCATGAGCAATGTTTTTGAGATGGCCGTAGGCAGTGTCAGTGATGGTGAAATGGCGGCTCTTCTTCAGCTCGCCATGGTCAATGGTCATAAAACAGGGGGCCGAGAAGGTAACCAATGCTGAAACCGATGATGGCGGCCAGCAATAGCTCCATGGTTTCGCCTTGCGAGGGACATGGCCAATATAGCCGGCATGGCCAGCCCGTCAAGGTTTGAAGCTGAATCTTGTATGAAGAATTGTAAATGCGCTGCAGGAGCAGGATTCTGGTGCTAGAACACCCCCATCTCACCATCGCCCATGGCTTTTTCCATCCTCGAACACCTCGCCAAGCTGGAGCCGAGCGACCATGCAGGCAAATACATCTGCCCTGCATGCGGTGGCAACGATCTGTCCGTGAACGAAGGGAACGGAGCATATAACTGCTTCAATGACGACAGTCCGAAGCATCGCGCAGAAATTCGTAACATTCTTGCGCCGCTAGAACGTTGGGAGCGCCCCATGCGTGAAGCACGGCGCTATTCGTTCCCCTATCAAAACCGCAATCGCGAAGACGTGATTATCGTCACGCGAGACGATAGTTCTGGAAAGAAAAGCATTTCTCAGGACTATCCCACTGCAAACAATGCCAATGGGAAGCGTTCTGAAATTGTTAAGCAGTTAAGAAAGAACATCCTTCCCTATCGCTATTACGATGCCATTGAAGCGTCAGCAGCTTCAGGCCTCCCCATTTTTATTGTTGAAGGTGAACTGACTGCCGATAGGCTTTGGGAAATCGGCCTGCCCTCTAGTACGTTTCTTGGCGGCAGCGGACAATATCGTGCGAACGGCGACTATTCGCAACTGTTTCGCGGGCAGAAAGTAGTCCTATGTCCTGATCGTGACGAGCCTGGCGTGGCTCTCATGAAAGAAGTGGCTGCAGACAATCCCAATGCGCAATGGTGCTATGCAGAACCAAGCAGCTTTGAATGGGACAATCTGCCTCAGAAAGGAGGCTACGACTTAGCCGATTGGCTTGATGATGGGGCCGATCAAGATGCCATTCTTTCCTCCATCGTTTCAAAGGATAGGCACGAAGGTAAAGACGGACTTCCTTCTTACGAGGAGATCATTGGCACATTCGAGCGCATGGTTGGTCTCTACAACAACGATGCTCGCATTGCCTATGAAGCTCGCCAGTGGATGGACGCTCATGGCGTCAAGCTGAATGCGCAAGAGATTGATAAGTTGCTTTCTGAAGCACGTGGTCGCGTGCATGGCAAAGAGGAGATGGAAATCCTCGATGCAAAAGCCATTGCGCAGTCTGAAGATTCAAGGAAGTGGACCATCGCAGGCATTCTTCCTGAAAGCAGCGTGATGCTGCTTGCTGCAGCTCCTGGTAGCGGCAAAAGCACGATCGTCTACAACTGGGCTCTGCACGTTGCCACTGGCAAAGACTGGAGCAATCGTCGTTGCAAGAAAGGAAAAGTGCTCATCATTCAATGCGACGAGCCCGTTGTTGATGCTGCAGAAAAGCTGCAAATCATTGGTTATGACGATGATGCTCTGAGTAATGGTCAAATTGATTTCATTGATCGCTGGCGTTTTAGCAACATCCCACAGCTCCTTTCCTACGTACAGCGCAACCAGCCTCAGCTCATCATGATTGATAGTCTCACTTCATGCCTAGCCGGCATGGACGTAGACCTAATCCGTTCTGATGCTGGTAATTGCATCTACGAATTGCGCGACATTGCCAATCAATATGGTTGCTCCATTGTCATCCTTCACCACTTGAACAAAAGTGGTGGCATTCGTGATAGCTCCAGCTTTGAAGCCAACGTTAGTGAAGTGGTGAAACTGTATCGCACTGACAACAATCCTGATTCAACGCAGTTCATGTTTGAATGGACCAAGAGCCGTAGTGGCTTGGCTGGTAAGCATTTCATGCAGCGTGATCCTGCCACTTATGGCTGGTATTACAAGGGTCCTGCAGTGGGTGGCAATGAGAGCATGGACAATCTTGTCAATATGCTCAATTCTCGCAAGCACGAGCGTTTCGACAGGAAGAGCGCTGCTCATGCTGCTGGAGCATGGGACGATGTGAGCATCGGGCGCCTGTTGGAAGTGGCACGTCGTCAAGGTCTTATTGACACCAGCTTCATTGTTGGTCCCAACGGCGAGCGTACCAGGATGTATCAAAGCTGGGCCTACGAGGCTCCTGACATTGATTTTCAGGCAACGCCAACTTTCACGGAAGTTGAAAATCAGGCAAATGAAAATATTCCCGAGCAGGAAGAGGCTCCTCAGAATGAGCCTGTTTCTGCTGCTGCCAATGAAAATCTTCCCGAAGGGGAAGATGATGATGAGTGGTTCTGACGTCTCGCAATAGGAGGGAGGCTTTAGCGCGGCCTCCCTGCTGCCTACCGTAGCGAGCAGCTTTTTCAATCTTAATGCTTTTTCAGCAATTGCTGAAAATTAGCAGAGTATGAAAAAGGGGCCTAATGGCCCCTTTGTTTTACTTGCGTTTGCCTTGGTCTTGTCCGTCTAGCCTGCGACGAAATTCTTTGGCCTCTTGCTCCTTGCCATAGAGCCAAGCTCTAGTGCTTTGCCCTGGCTTGGGACCATTGCGAGGGAGCTTGATGACTTTGAAGCCGTCGAGAACTGAGTTGGTCATGACTGCCTGCGAAGCTTGCGAATCCTACCACAATCCCGTTTTCCCATCAAAGTGGACAGTCCCAAGATTGGCCCTCTTGTGAAAATTTGGCGGGGGTGTGTACACTGGTTCCGGAAAGTCCCGCGAGTATCCAAGAGATCTCAGACGAGCATTCCAGGGGCTATAAGCCTACGCTGCCTGGCCAGCCAGGGCAAGCGGAGCCCCCCAGGGCGAAGCGCCTCAGTCACCAGGCCAAGATTCCCTAAAAAGAACAGGCCAGACGAGGCCTTAAGCCTCCGCAATGCCGCTCAAGCCAGAGTGGAGCCCCCAAAGGGCGGAACGTTCCAGTCAGAAGGCAAAGGAAACCTTCAAACAAAAAGAACGTTACTAACATTGCAAAGGAATCTTCCTAAGCAATGCTTCTTCCGCCCAAACAAGTAGAAAAGCTCCCTCTGTTAGAGCACAATGGAGCAGAAATTCTGCCCATTGTTCATCACGGTTTTTCAAAGCCTGCGAAAGGGCCGCAACCAGCGGCCCGTACTCTCTATGGAGCCCGTGATAACAATGGCGAACGCCATTGGCGAGCAAGCTTGCATGAAATCCAGCAATTGATTGACAGCGGTTTCGCAGTGCAGGAGCAGGCCAATGCGTGAATTCTGCACCAATCCCAAAGACTGCATGGCTCTCGCTTACGAGCGTGAAGCCGAGCATGAAATGGATGCTCGCGGGCTTGATGCTGCCTATGCAGAAATTGTCGATAGCTTCCACAAAGAAATGGAAGAATTCATCCGCAAGTATTGCCCCAAAAAGCTAAATGAATTTGATGACTTGCTGGAAAAAGCTTTCTGGCAGTATCATTGAATCATGATTGAATCAGGCGACGATCTTCAACGTCTTATTGACGATGCCATTCGTCGCCATGAAATCAGAGTGGCAATAACGAGCGGCGCTTTAGGCGCCGCTCTTCTGCTAGGAACGTTTCACGCAATTGCATTGCTTCGTCATGAATTACACTCCCTCGCCATTGTCGCAAGCTGAATGGGAAGAGCTTTGCATGTTGAAACGAGCCATTGATGATGCTCCGGCCACTGTCGTGGCCTCGCGCATGGAGCGCTTCACAGAATTATTTGTTCGTACTCTCCATGGAAAGGGAGATACCATGAGGGGCGCATAGCCAAAAGCTTCGCTTACAATGCGAGAAGCAAAATAATAAAGAATGCCTCGTCCTGAGATTGAATTTGCTACGCCTGAAGAAGAAGAGGCTTATGCAAGAAACGCTTTAGCGAAGGCGGGAGTGCCAATCACGCAATATGAAGCCATTCGAGAACATAAATCACATGGCGGTAATCGTGGCGCCGGCATCTATACCAAAGAAATGCTTGGCGTTAGGCGATGGATGGTGCAAGAGCTTCTTGCTGCAAAAATGAGCAATCGCCAGATTGCGAATGTTCTAAAACTAAGCAAAGAAACAGTTAATGGTGATCGCCATTTCAACAGAGATTTATATACGCAGGAAATTCTGAAGAATCAAGATACGCACAGAGCGCGTCTCTTGAAAGAACAAATGGAGCTAAAGGACTTAGCTCTTCGTAGCTTTGAAAATAGTAAGCGCAAGAAAACAGTCACCATTATGGACGGCGGTGACGATGGTGGGAAGGAGATGGTGAAGATCGAAGAAAGCGCTGGCGACGCATCGTTCCTTAACGTGGCCAAGAACTCCCTGGTGGAACAAGCGAAGCTGCTTGGCCTCAATGAAATTAAGCAAGTGGAGAACCAAGACACGTCCTACAGGAAGTTCTTGAAAGATTTGTCTTCCACCATTGAAAAGGAGAAGGAGGCCAAGGCTACGGAGGAGCGCAGGGGCAATTCTCTGCTTGCGTCCGCTGAGACCATTAGTTTCGATGCGGAGCCAGAAAACGAGCCGCTTCCTGCCGCCATGCCTTTACAAACAATTAACGAAAACGACTATTGACAATGGTCCCTTGCGGGACCATTATGAGCCAATCTTCCCTTCCTTCCATTGGACGCTTTTGATTCCGTTGACCAGTTCCTTCGCCAGGCAGTAGCTGCCAAGGACGGCAAGCGGCATGCCATTGGCGCTTCGCTTTCGCCTCATCTGCAAGATCATGGCACCGTAGGCGTTCCGCCGAAACTGGCCGGCACCATTGAAACCATGCTGCAGAAGCATGGCGATGAAGCTTACCGTCAAATTGCGCTGTTCTGCCTTGGTAAATGGTTCGAGACTCACATTGGCATGTTCGAGGAGCTGATTGGCGAAGAGCCAAGCATGGCTTGTAGCTGTCTGATGGACGCCACTCGCATCGCTGATGCTCTCCATCTTCTGTCGGAAATCAATAGCATTGGAGGCGACAGCGGATGGCGCATCATGCTTGAAGAAACGCTTAGTCAGCACATTCTTGAAGAGCTTGAGGAGGAACGTTGGTAATGGCATCTTCTTGTCGCACTTTTCTCATTACCACTTACGAAGGGAGGAAAATCGCCCTGGGGGCGATTTCCGCAAAACAAGCTGAACACTTTATGCTTGCAATGCGTCCTGACGTGAGGATTGCAATGATCGAGGAGATCCCTCCACTTCCTGAAAACCCTGAATTATGACCCCCGCTGAAGAAGCCGCAGTGTTTGCAGTGATTAAGCAAATCACTGAAGAGTCAATGAACCAGGGAATCATGGCTGCAGTTGAGATGATTCGCACTGGCGTGCAGCAGTTTCCTGATCTGACCACTCTTCAACTTGCTGATGCAATTGAAGCCACTGTCACCAAGGACGCTCCTTGCCAGTGATGACCTTTTCTTTCCATTGCAACGACAAAACTGGCCATCTCCGCATGGGAAAGCTTTGTTTTCAATGGCGCAATAGCTTTATCCTTGGCACAATGTACGACGGTTTTGGCGAAAGTCAATTGACCATCGGCAATCGCTCCTTCCATTTCGGACAATTTCGTTTCGTCTAATCATGGACTTTCAGCTCTCCCTTGTTGAAGAGCATTCCCTTCCTCGCATGGTTCACATTTGCATTCCTCCGCAATTGCAAGAGGAAGCACGAGCCTTGGCCATGGAAAACCCTCCTATTCATCCTGCATGGCGAAAGGCTCAAGCCAGAGGAAAGCATTTCGTGATTGCCACTAACGAGCTTGACGACATCACAGAACTTGCAGACTTTGCTCGCACTAACATTGAAGAGCCTGAAGGACCAATGAGCAAGCCAAAGCGCCAGGCCTATCAGATTCTGCTGGACAGGGCATTCAGACATGCTGAGCTGGAGCCTATGGGCTCCTGCCATGCCATTGCCACCAAGTGGCGAGACAAGCCTTTGCCGATCACCAAAAATCTGAGCATCGCCACTCAGGCCTTGCGCAAGCCATCACGTTGATGACCAAGATTTTATCTCCTGCAGCACAAGCAGTTCACGATGCTTTCTGGACAGGCAAAGGATATATCAATGGAGATGAAATGAATGTCTCCATGGCCAACTTGCTTCGCGCTGCTGTAGACCAAGCTGCCCCTGAACCCATTAGTGGCAGCAAGGACACGCTCCTATCGTTTTTTACTATTCGTCACAGGCTACTCGCCATTGCTGACGAGATCGAGGCTCTACAAACCTGAAAGTCGACTTATGTGACGAAATGTTACAGGACAAAGACAGGCCCCTACCAAGGGGCCTTTTTGCTGGCACACTATGCACATGCGACGGCGAACGTCGCTAGTCCTCCGCTTCACCATCGTGACCACCACGTTCAGTCACACGCTTCCTAATCAGCCCATCTGCGCCTTTAAGGATGGAGAATTGGCAATGTTTTTTGGCCAGCCAATGGTGACGCGCAGTTTCTCCATGGGAGATCTGCAAGAATTCATTTGCACCATTGAAAAGGCTATTGATGAAGAGCCTAATTTCGTGCAACAAATGGCTCTTGAGCGCATTCGCTGTGCCTTTGTTGTGAGCCTGGAAATGCTCAAGGAAAACCATGAAGAGCTTCAGAAAGAAGCGCCTACCGGCGCTGATTTTGAAGAGTATTTGATGAACTACAACAACGCAATTAAAGGAGGCAAACTGTGACTTCCACTCCCAAAGATAGACTTTCAGACGCTATTTTTGAATACTTTGAGAATGACAATGGCGATCAACTCATTAAAGATCTCGCGGAATTGTTGGCGCAAGATCGGGATTATCATCTTAGGAAATTTCGCTCTCTTTCACATGCCTACGAACAACTCTTTGGCCAGTCATTCTGAGCTTGACTGGGACCATGACAAGCGAAGCGTTATGCAACTTGCCACAGCCAAGCTTGAGCGTAGGCTCCAATATTGGAAAGAGAAAGAACAGGAGGAAATCCTCAAGCGCTATCGTCTTATCACTTCTATTTAGCTCGGTGCCAAGTTCTACACACTACGAGGTTCAACAATGACTCAAGAACACCCGATCACTCCACCGCCTGAGCTGGTGGAGCAGTGGCGCACCGCACCGGAATACGCCACCGGCAAAGAGATGTTCACGATGGTGAGCGTGTCGACGCGGCGGCTGCAGGAGGTCGCCACCCAAGCCGCTCGTTGGGGAGCTGACATGGAGCTGGAGGCTTGCTGTGAGTGGTTGCACTGGCAGAACCTGGCTACTCACCAGGATCTAATCCCATCGCTCCGCGCCGACCGCCGCCCCAAGCCGCCGAGCTTAAAGGAGCGAGCATTGCAGGCCTGGGCTGCCGTCGAGGCTGGCACGGATGATCAGACGGCCATGGCAGTCATCCGACGCGCACTGGAGGCCCTGCCCGAATGATCAGCATCGACAGCAACCAAGGCCGCATCGGTGAATTCTGGTGGATTAATTCCGATCCATCAACCATTCACCAAGTTGACGTGCCGATTGCGGCAAATGTTCAGCT